ATGTTCGCTCTGGTTTTATTTGTTTGTTATCTGGATGGCGGTTGCGATGACATCGTCGTGGATGTGTTCAATACGGAACAGCAGTGTCTGAAAGCGATGGATGAGCAACGGATGCGCCATGGGGGTTGCTATCCGGTTGAAGATTTTATTGATGGCTTCTGGCGCCCGGCGCGGGAGTACAGTGATTTCTGATCACTGCACGCGAATCAGCGTCAGTGGGTTGCCGAAGACCGCGCCGGTATCAATGTAATGCAGATTGCCGCCGCTAAGCGGCTCGCGCAGCGGCGTGTGACCAAAATAAAAAGCGTCCGCGCCCTGGATATGCTCTTCTTCCCCCGCCGATACCCGGTTTATTCTCGTCCGGCTCCAGACCACGGCGTGTTCATCAAGCGCCTGCTCCCATACATAGTGCGACGCCGGATAATCGGCGTGCGCCACTACGATTAGCCGGTCGTGACTTTGCAGCTCAATCACCAGCGGCAGTTCGCGCGCTTTGGCGAGCTGCGTCTGCGCCTCCTGCTTCGCCACGTCAGAGAGCCCGAAATACCAGCTGCCGCCGTTAATCGCCCACAGCGCGTTATCACCGGTGTCGAGCGCCTCCAGCGCCATCGCTTCGTGGTTGCCGCGCACCGCAAAAAACCAGCGTTTACCGATAAGCCGCAGACAGCCCAGACTGTCGGGGCCGCGATCGATTACATCGCCGACCGAAATCAGCGCATCAACGCGCGGGTCAAAACGTTCGCGCCTGAGCGCGCTGACCAGCGCCTGCAAACAACCGTGCAGATCGCCCACGATATATATGTGCCGCCACGCCGCGCCGTCGATTCGCTGATACATCGCCTGCTCCTCTGGTTATCAGGCAAGTATAGCGCTGCGCGCCATGCCGTATGGCACTTTACCCGGCGATCCTCTCGCTGACGTTTTGTCCCTGCACCCATCGCACTAACCATAAGTATGTTGTAACTAAATACCGAACATAAAATAGCCGTTGTCTCATTAATTCGTGGCAGAACGCTTACCCGGCTACGGATGTTCTATGCTTAAGAGAAGCAACGTCGGGAGGTGTCCTGTGAACATTTTTACTCACGAAGCTATCGTCAGTTTTATCGGATGCGTGGTGGCGGCGATTTTTATGCTCTGGTTGTTTAGCCGCAAGCACGATAAATAGCCCTGCACGCGTCAGGCCGGTTTACCACAGCCCCATAACGGATGAGGCGCCGGCCAGTTCACGCAGCGCGTCGAGTGTCAGAAGCAGGCCAAAAACGTAGATAAACGGATTCATGGGATTAACTCCTTGTTTTCCTTCTCCCACTATACTCCATCCCTTAGCCTGCTACCGGTTCGCTCTCACAAATCCACCAGATTTGGTGGGCAAAAATCCTTCAGTCTGCAACCCGGGCCAGATGAAACCGCGCCTCGCACCGCTGGCATGCCTGTGCCGCCGTGATGGTTTTAACGGTGGCGATAAAAAAGCCTGGACGACGATACCGCAGCCTGTGTTATGGTTGAGGCAGGAAGGTAAAGCGGAAGTTATGGATGAACGCACGATCCTTCCTCTGGACAAAAAAAGACCGAATACGATTCCTGTTTCCGCTTCATCTTCATATTAACCATGTAACTCAAGAAGTTACCCACCAAAATCCCTCTTATTATTGATTCCAATACTTACCAATACGTCCATTCAAGATCAAACCGTTGCCATCTTTTTCGAGTGAGCGACGAGTAAACTTCGAGATCGCGCCGATCACAAAAACGCCTATAATTTTCATGAATTCTGCTTTTTCTTCCTGCATAACTCATATGAATAGACCATAACCTGATGCAACAACCCACCGCTGAAAAAATGCAACTCAATTTTTGGCACGTTTCATCACAATTTTTCCATATTGCATCGCCCACCCTTTTGTTAGGGCTTTAATTGTCTGTGTATATCAGCATAGTAGCGGCTTCGACAACTACCTAGCTCCCTAAGAATTCTTCATCTCTCAAATTTTTTTGCATCCACTGAAAAAGTTATTCATCCTACTTGCCAATGAAAGTCATACCTTGCTATACCTAATCACATTACTATTAATGATGAGAAGCAAAAGCATGGATAAAACCCCCGAAATCTGGGAGGATGACCATTATTATGGTATCCCTGAAGAATTATTTCATCTTTTTCCGGATAACATTCGCACTGTTTTAAGCGAAACAATTTCGCAAGGCAAAAGCAAACTTCTTGAGGTTGACAAAGAAATTGACTCTCTGATTAAATTAATAAAGGTGATGCCTACAGTATCAACTTTAAATTACACTCATCGACGGTTAAGAAAAATTAATTTTGAAACAACAACAGATTCATTTTTTGAACTGGAGATGCTAACTACAGCATTTGTTGTTATCTACTCACGTGTGTTTGTGACCAGCAATGGTAGTTTCACTTTAACTCGAAAAGATATCCCTGGGCATCTGCGTAGCGTACATGATGAACTTATGGATATTCGAAATGAGCGTTATGCCCATAATGGAAGGCATGAATCACGTGATGAGTTCACAACCTTCGCATTAGATGGAAAAAATGTTTATATTAGATCTGAAATGAGTTTAGGATTTCATATTGGAGGCAGGAACGAATGGGAAGAGCTCGTTGCCTGTATAAACAAACTCATATGGGATCGGCTTAATAAAATCCTTGAACGACTTGAAAAAAGAACAGGTTATAAATGGCTCTTCCCTAATGGCCCCGATGAAGAATGATTTTTTAATATCCTAACCAACTGTAATAAACGCCCACCTCAAAGAGACGAGTATTAATATTATGTTTTAATGAAATCATACAACTCTCGATTTAAATTTAATTTCGCGCGTTAATTATATGACAATACGATTATGGTCAATCCGCGCGTACAGTCGGCACATCCGAAAGTCGCGTCGTGTAACACGGCGATAGCATTTCCCGCTTCATCTGCCACGACTGCTGGATACCCTGCCCCGCAAAATACAGGGTTCCCCGGCCCTTCTGGTTGAGTTTGTCCATCAGTGACATCAGAGCCTCGCTGTTCGCGCGCGGCGCGTTCTCGTCAAACAGATTCAGCTGCGCTACGCCCTGGCTGAAAAAGTCACCCAGCATAACGCCCGCTTTCTGGTACCGGTGGCCGTCGCGCCAGACCGCATCGAGGCAGCCCGTCGCCGCGGCGATAATGTCGCGCGTGTCCTGTGTGGGCGTCAGCAGTTTGGTCCCGGCGTGGTTGCCGTAATACGGCTCAGCAGAGAACGGCGACGTTTTCACGAACACCGAAATGTACCGGCAGAACTGATGCTCGCCGCGGAGCTTTTCCGCCGCACGCGCTGCATAGCTGCAGATAGCCTGGCGCATCGCTTCATAGGCGGTGATACGCTCCCCGAATGACCGGCTGCAGACGATTTCCTGTTTCGCCGGGGCAAACTCCTCGATCTCCAGACAGGGCTCACCGCGCAGCTCGCGCACGGTGCGCTCGAGCACGACGTTAAAGTGTTTGCGGATAAAGCGGATATCGGTATCGCATAGCTGCAGTGCGTTTTTAATGCCCATTGCCTCCAGCTTTCTGGCGATACGCCGGCCTACGCCCCAGACTTCCTCCACCGGCATCAGCGCCATCAGCCGGCGCTGGCGCGTCTGGTTTGACAGGTCCACCACTCCACCCGTCTGCGGCCATTCCTTAGCTGCGCGGTTTGCAAGTTTCGCCAGCGTCTTTGTCTGTGCGATACCGACACCACAATGAATCCGGGTATTACGCCGGACGGTATCGCGTATCTCCCGGCCAAAATCAGCCAGGTCCCTGCAGTTCCGCACGCCAGTCAGGTCGCAGAAAGCCTCATCGATGCTGTATATCTCGACGCGCGGGCACATTTCCTCAAGCGTCGTCATCACCCGCTGGCTCATGTCGCCGTAAAGCTCATAGTTGCTGGAGAAGGCAATGATCCGCTGCGGAAACTGCATCTCGCGAAGCTGGAACCAGGGCATGCCCATTTTTATGCCAAGCGCTTTGGCTTCGCGGCTGCGCGCTATCACGCAGCCATCATTATTCGAAAGCGTCACAATGGGCTTACCGGCCAGATCAGGACGGAATGCCGTCTCGCAACTCGTGTAAAACGAGTTCATATCAACCAGCGCGAACATTGCGGTGCAGGGTATTTATCACGCAAATGACAACGCCGACGATTTCGAGGTCGTCGGCGTCATAAACAGCTATAGGCGGGTAAGCCGGGTTCTCGGCGCGCAGCTGCGCCACCGGGTACGTCACCAGCCTTTTAACGGTAAACTCCCCGCCAATATTGGCGACTACGATGTCGTTATGCTTCGCGTGCAGACTGAAGTCCACCAGCAAAAGCGAGCCGTCAAGGATGCCAGCGTCGCGCATCGAGTCGCCAGCAACCCGCAGGACATAGGTGGATGAAGGATGTGCAATAAGGTGGGAAACGAGGTCAATGCCGCTGTCGATATAATCGGCAGCAGGACTCGGAAAGCCTGCTGAAATCAGGTCTGCATAGAATGGGATGTTGACTGGCGTAACCGGCCAGACGAGGGGGTGTATTTTCATTATGTACCTCCCGGTAAAATTACTGTGTATTTATACAGTAGTTTCAGGAGGTAACGAAATCAAGACGCAGCGGCCTATTAATCGTAACGGCTGGGCATTATCTCTACTAACAGCATATTAATTCGCCATAACAAGGGTAAAACAGAGATAACGCCGATACGTCGAGCCCGGATTAACTCCCCACAATGCTGACCTGCAGTTCCCGGATAATTTTATTTTGCTCCTGTATCGCCATTGCCAGTTTCATTATCATGGCGTCCGTGTTCAGCCAGTAGGCATCATAGGGGTTAATGCCATCATAGGAGTCATCCAGCCCTTTTCCGCTAACGCATTCGGGACTGATTTCCACCAGATCGTTTGCGATGATCCCCAGCTTCTGCTCAGATTCAGGGATAAGTTCGCCTCGTGCTTTGAATTTGTAGGTTGCGGGCTTCCACTGCGTCACTTCCTCTAGTGCCCTCGTGGTATCTTCACTGGTAATATACACAATGTCCTTTTTTAGCCGACGGTCAGATACTGCCGTGGTGCTGATATTGCCGATAAGAGTGGTATCGATATAGAGCTTTGTTGAGCCGTCGTAATACAGATTCCAGTAGTTGTTGCCAAACACCCCACTCAATCCAGCCCTGGAACAGAAACCTCCGGCAACCCTGAATCGCGAGATGCCAGAGGAAGATTGCAGATCCATAGTGCCAGCTGCAATTTCAATGAGTCTGGACGTATACTGATCGCTTCCTCCGAAGTGATAATAAATTGCACCCGCTGAATTTGGTGCTCCATACACGTCAAGTGCGCCAGGTGAAATAACTGCTCTCGCGCCGGATAGTCCGGATGCCATATTATAAAACGTCGCCGTTCCGGCAATATTCCCGCCGGTTTTGCCGTCTACTGTTCCCAGTCTTGAATCGTTACCTGCAGCAACAGTACCGGCACCGGTTCCTACCTCTAAAGATGCTGCCCCGCCGAGAGATGATTTATCAGCCTTTCCATTCAGGGATGTTGTAATGCTTCCCCATGATGGCCCTGTAAAAGAGCTTCCATCAGGCAAAGTAACGGTCACGTTTCCGGTTGCAGAGAAAACCTGCTGCCAGTTCATCTTGTCATAGTTCAGTCCGCGCAAGGCTTCTGCAGACTGAGTGGCAAGCGCGGATGAAATCAGGCTCTGCGCTTCCTGTGGAACTGCAAACCAGGCAACACTGCTTTGTGATGGGCCTGTATAATTACTGATAAGAGTTAGCTGGTTATTATTGGTAATTGCTTTAACAGGAATTGTGTATGGTACTCCCCCCACATTAAAAACAATGAAATCACCAACTTTTAATTCAGTTGTGAATGATGTACCAGTTCCAGTAACCGCTGCTGATTTATTTGTGAGCGTAAGAGTGCCTGCCGACATGGTATTCTCCTGAAAATATAAATGGCCGAAGCGCTGTTGCTTAATACATGCTTTCAAGAAGTAAAATATTGGTAGAGCTGACAATATCGAACGTAACCGGATAGTCACTGGTCCAGAAAGTAGCCACGTAGCCGCGGCCAATCCGCACTGAATTTCCGCTTCTGACAATTCCGCAGTATTTCGCGTAACACCAGCCGCCCTGAATATCAGATTTAGCGCCATAACGCCCCAGCATAATGAACCGGTTGCCGATATCCGCTGGGGTTTTCGATGCCCGGAAATACGCGTTGCTGTACATAAAAGGGCGGCGCGTTGTAGAGAATGTGCACTGACCAGCTGCATTAAAAAAGTTAAGACCGGGTCCCGCGACTGGTGCCACGCCCGCCGCAAATATCACAATGTCCATGGTGACTGTCGCGTTCACATTTGCGCCGTTACGCTCCAGTGTGGCGATGACTCTGGCGCCATCATATTCAACCGTCACACCCTCGGCGCTCCATTTACCAAACACCAGATAAGTTCCACGAGCAAATCCGGTATCGGGCGGTGTCCACGAACCGGTAAAAGTGACTCGCCCGCGCCATGCACACTGACCCACAACGCTGCCATTCGTAATAGTGGTAAAATCAGTACTGTCAGAAATAAACAACCCGGCACGACCGGACTGAGACGCTGGCATTATCTGCCACATCGTTCCGGGCCAGAGAATATCGTTATAGCCTTTTACGCTGTACCACGACGAGATAGTCATGCTGCCACCATTCTGGGCGGCTCCGCTAAGGCAACCTACAGCCGGAACGAGGCTTGTTCCGCCGTTATAAATTCTGGCTGTTTCGTACGGGGCATAGACCAGGGTGGCACCAGCCACATAACCCGGTGCGTTATATATGTTTCCTGATCCTCCTACTGTCCCGCACCAGGAGGGGCAACGAAGCCCCGCCGTGATTTCCATTACCGGACCGCCGTCATTTAAGTCAATCAGTAATCCACTTGGCATAATTACCAGCTCCCCAGAACAATACGGCCACCATTCGCCAGGTTTACGGTAACGCCAGCCCCGTCAATAACCACGTTGTTTCCGGGACCTGACATAGAGAAACGCCCTTCGGTTGCAATAATGGTTCCGCGCACTGTAATGGCATTAAACTCAGCAGTGCCCTCCTTACTGATAATCCAGCCGGTCGCACCCGCCACATAGTTATTTGACTGAATAAAGGCGCCTATTTTGGCACTGGTAATGGTGCCATCCTGAATAAAGGCAGAGCTCATAAACACCTGCCCGCCCACCACGGCAAATGGCGAGAACTGGCTGGCGCCACTGCCGGTGGTCAGCACAAACTGATCGGCATTAAACGCAACACGCGTTACAACTGGCTGCCCGGCCTGCGCCAGCACCGCGATGCTCATACCTGCGCTGTAATAGTCGCCGTTAATCCGCACACCCGCCTTCAGCGTATGAATGGCCGTAGCCACACTGGCATCCACCACGGCGGTCAGTTTGTCTTCCAGCGCGGCCGTGACACTGCCTATCTGCGCCTGGACCTGAGTGCTCATTTCCGCCAGGGCCTTATCAACGTCGGCGATAGTGGTTTTCACCACCAGAATATCTGCGCGCACTTCACCATACTGCTTCCACTGATGATCAGCCGTGGCGTTGTTCGCCAGCGCGTTCTGCATCACCGCCTCGATGTTAGTGTCGATTTGTTGCTGCAGCGCCTTGCCGTCGGCACTGGTGAGAAAATCCCCGGTAATATCGCCCAGGTAATCCTCCGCGTTGTCGTTCGCCATGCCGCGTACCCACGCCGTCCACGCCGACTGGTTCCCGATACGGTCCACCAGCCGCGCGCGGTACCAGAAGATTTGACCAGCGCGCAGACCGAGCTGCGTGTAGCTGTGCGCCGGATACGGCACATCGGAGAGCAGCAGCGCGTCGCTGCCGCCGGGCGCAGCGGAATACTGAATTTCGGTCATCAGCGTGTCGTCCGCGCCGTCCGGGAAAGTCCAGTCGAGCTGGATCCCCCAGTTAATCGCCGTGGTGCGGAAGTTCAGCGGCACCGGCGGCTGACCCACCTTGCCGGTCAGCGTCACTTCCACGCTGGTCTGCCAGACCGAGGCGACATCGCTGGCGTTCACGGCGCCGACGCGCGCCATATACCGCCCGGCATAAATGCCCTGAACCTCAAAACCGAGCGAACTCGTGCGCGGTACATTCACCCAGTCGCCGTTATCCTTGCGCCACTGACATTCATACGCCACGGCGCCGGGTGCCGCGGGCCAGGCGACACGCAGGGTTTCCACGCTGAGCCCCTGCACCACGCGGCTGTAACTGCTGAGAGTCACGGAGGCTGGCGGCACCTGCGCGCCGGGTGGAATGGCCGATACCGGGCGCTCATCGAGCCGCGCGCCGGAATCGATGGCGCCGTACTTATCCGGGTTGTGCTGCACCGCGCTGATGGTCCAGGTGCCGTCGTTGTTGTCTTCAACAGACGTGACCCGGTACTGCTGGATTGCCACATCCTGCGCATCGACCGACCAGACCGCCTCACGCTCCGGCGTTTCGCTGAATACCGCAGACACCGTGACGTTGCGGTCGCTGACCGCCTGAATGGTACGGGCCTGTGATTTGCCGGACGGCAGGTTGACGATAAGCCTGTCGCCCGCTTTTGCATCCGGCGCCCGGTCGAGCGTCAGCGCGCGACCGTTTACCTGGCTGATACGCCCGCCCATCACCCGCCCCGACAGATACTGATCCGCCACGCCGATAATATGGCCCGGTAGCGGGATCATGCCTTCGAGCCCGGTGGCGAAACTCACCATCCGGTCTTTAGCATTTGTCAGCAGCGCCCAGCGGCCGCGGCGGTTGGCCTCGGTGCGCCGCGTGCAGCCGATGGCGGAGATCTGCGTCTGGCGCACGCCGTAGCGCCGCACCAGGTCAGGCTCCATCACCGCTTCCACTTCATCGGTGTAATGGTTATCCGGATTTGACCAGCTCACCATCGCCGTTGAATAACGGTTCTTCTCGCTGCCGCTGGCGTAAGAGAATTTGCCGTCGATGACGTTGGCGCGGGTGTATACGTATGTCATGTCGCGCGGCATGTCCGCCAGCGCGGCCAGCTGATTACCCGCCCAGTAGGTCATGCCGCGGAAGATGCTCGCCAGGTCGCGCAGCACCGTAAACGCCTCGTTCTGGCTCTGGATATACACGTCGCAGAGAAAGCGGGGCTCGGTACCGCTGCCGCCGGTACCGTCCGGCACAGGCTGATCGCAGTACTGCGCGATGCGGTAGAGCTCCCACTTGTCCACCTGCGTGGCGTCCAGCCGGTCACCGGTCCCGAAACGGTCACTCAGCACCAGGTCGTAAAACACCCAGGCGGGGTTATTGCTCCAGGCCCATTTAAACGAGCCGTCCCAGGTGCCGGAATAGGTGCGCGCCACCGGATCGTAAGTGGTGGGTACGCGGATTTGCCGCCCGCGGGCGCGTACGCTGATTTGCGGGATATTGCTGAACTGCTTCGCGTTGAACGACACAAACAGCAGCGCGGTGTTCGGGTAGCGCAGCTTTGCATCAATGATTTCCGAATACGCCTCGATGTTAGTGGTGTCAACGATGCGACTGGAGGTGCTGTCCGCCGTCGTCCGGCTCACGCGAAGCTGCCATCCCGTTGTGGCGGGAGGAAGATCGATGCGGTGGCTTCGCTCATACAGCGACGTGGTCTTACCCTCGAATGCGCCGTTCAGCACCGTGACATACCCGCCGCCGTCAGTGGACAGCTCAATTTTGTATTCGACGCGGTAGCCCACCACATCCCCGTTGTCCTTCATGCGCTGCAGTGAAGGCACCCCGAGACGCACCCGGACCGCAGAAAGCTGCGTATTGCTGATGGCACGCGTCCACGGCTGCGTGGCTTTCAGCTGGGTATTAACGGTGATTTCATTCTCTACCGACGGCACGCCGGGAATATAATCCTGTGCCTGGGTACCGGGCCGAAACTCCCATTTCACACCCGGGAAGTTAAGCGTACCGTCGGCGCTGCGGATCGGGGTGCCGTCGAGGAAGATATCTTTATCGGTGAGGCCGCCGGCGAACTCCCCCTCGCCCAGCGCCAGCAGAATTTTGGCGGTCGCGATGGACTGGAGTGAATCAGGGGATTCGTGCGGCGTGCGGGGTTTATCACCGCCACCCTTTTTACCGGTTATTTTTTCCATACTGCGCCCATAAAAAAGCACCCGCAGGCGCTGTTATCAGACCGGTTTTCACTGGTCGTTGGTGTAGATGCCGGCAGAGACAATCGCACCGCCGATTTCGCGCTCGCCATACAGGAGCCCGACGGGATTGCCCATTGCCGTGGTATTCACGGGCCCGCCAAAGGCGTAGCTCGGCGCGTTAGCGGGGTCCTGACGCGATGCCAGCCCCCCGGGCTGCGGTGACAGCATCTGCACCACGCCGCCAGCCATCAGCCCGATACCGGCCTGGAAGGCATACGGACCCCACGTCGCCCCGCCCCAGGCCTGCCCGATGGTCATGCCAACGGCGCCGACCACCACCAGCACCGCGCCCAGTATTGTCTGCAGCACGCCCGCCCGCTTGCTGCCGGCTATGACAGGCGCGATGCGGATATCCGCTTCTCCGCTGTGGTGCTTCAGCTCATCCTGGCCGATGTTCTTTTTTCCCTTAAACACAGCGAAGCGCAGGCCGCGCAGGTGCGCCGTCTGCATGTACTGCTCAAAGCCGGGAATAATAACTGACAGCGCGCGGCAGGCTTCTGCGGGGCTGGTAATCACCAGCCGGTGCTCGCGACCGAACCGCGCGCCAAGCGTGCCGTACAGCCGCACCGTTTTCAGTTCGTTCATGGCAGATCCTTGTGTCTGACAATTTTGATGGTGCGCTCGCGCAGATAGCCGCCGTATGGTGTGGTGCAGGAGAGCTGGCCGTACAGATGATGCAGCAGCTGGTTACCTTCCAGCAGAATACCGGCGTGATTCACCACCGGCGCGGATACCTGCATCAGCACCATGTCGCCGGGGCGCGGCTCTGTGACCTCGCGAAACCCCTCCGCATACCAGTTATCCATATAGAGATTTTCGCCCCGCTCCCACCACGGATAATCCACGCTGTAGTTGCGAAGCGTCACGCCCTGCTGCCGGTGCCAGTCCATCACCAGCGACCAGCAGTCGGCATAACCCAGCTCAAAGGCGCGTCCCTCCAGTGGCCGTTCGCCGCGGGGCACAATGGTGCGCAGGTCGCCCTCCGGCCAGGACACGATTAACCAGGGGATGCCGTGAGCGTCGCACTGCAGCTGGTCAAGCTCGCTCGGCTGGGTGGTGGCGCCGTCGCCCGGGTGGGAATGCACAATGGCAGTGACGGTGCCCCAGTCTTCCGCCGCCGCGTAATCCTCCGGCGACAGCTCAAACTGTTCTTCCGGCGCGCCGGTGATATTCCGGCACGGGAAATACCGCTCGACGCGGCTTTTCTGCGCCACCACGCCGCAGCACTCGCGCGGGTATTCCGCCTCAGCATGGGCCAGAATATCGGCAATGGTTTTATCGCGCATGGTTACCTCCGGATCAGACTGGCACCCGGAAAGCCGCCGAAATCGAGCCGGGCATCCGCGCCAAAGCGTTTTTTACAGTCGGTCAGCAGGCCAGAACATTTATCCTGTGCCGGGTCGGTCACCGGGTTACCTTTCAGATCAAACATGCGCGGGCCGTTGTAAGTACAGCCGTCACCGCTCCGGTATTTGTTGCGGCAGGCCCAGGTGCAGACCGCCGTGATTTGGCGCGTCGGGATCAGCAGACCCTGCAGGTCCATCGGGCTGGAGAGGCGAAACTCCACCACCTCGTTGTCCTCTGCCGCCTTGCTGTCGATGTAAAACACCTGGCGGAAATACTGCCCCGGATCGGCGGACGGGTTGCCGTCAGGAAAGGTGCGCGCATCGAGATACTGGCCGAACGTATCCAGAATCGTGACCTTCGCCTGCACCATGTCATCAAAGCGCAGACAGAGCGCGGTCACCACGCCATCAAGGTTGGCGATGCGCAGTACCGGCTCCGCACTCTGCCCGTCACTCGACGACGCCAGCCCGGTAATTTCAAACGGCCAGGCACCGTATTCCACGTCATCAAACCAGATGGATTTAGCGGCAAGCTTCGGGGTATCGCCGCCGCTCGCCGCGATTTCTTCCGGCGTGTGGGGAATGGTGCAGGCGTGAAAGCGCAGCACGCCCGCGCCGAACGCCGAGCCGTCGACGGTCACCAGGCGGACACTGTCGCCGGGTTCAAGCTTCTGAACGGCATTACTGATTGCCATAAGTACCTACGGAGCGAATGTCTGTGTGAAGGTCGCTGAAAGCGAATATTTACCGGCGCCCAGCGCCGACGGGCGGTAGGCGTCACAGCGGTAAAGCCCCGCGCCTTTCAGCGGTGCCTGCCAGATGAATGAACGGTTGCCGCCATGCCTGTCGAGGAAGTCCATAATCGCGGTGATGTAGCTTTCATCCCCGACGAATTCCAGATCCCATTTCTGACCGCGGGCGTTGATGCCATCTCCCGCTGCCTGGGCATACCCGTCGCCGAACTGCGCGCGGCGGACGCGGTGAGTCACCTCGCCCCCGGCATTAATGCGCGGGCACCAGGTAAAGGTTTCGGTTGCCATGTTTCACCCATAAAAAAACCCGCCGTAGCGGGTGGTAAATTGATTTTTAGCGCTTGCCCTGCGTGGCGTTCCATAACGGGGTGCCGGGCTTGCGCAGCTGCGAGTTGATGGTATCGAGAATGGCGCCGGTGAGCTGGTTAGCCACCGCGCCCGCGGCGTTAGTATTGCTCTGCGCACCACCTGTGCCGCCTGTAAAATTAATAGCCCCGATGCTGACGCTGACGCCCGCGCCGCCCTGCGTGCCGCTACCCAGCGCTTTCACACCCAGCCTGCCGGTGGCGTCGCGGGTCAGCGGCATAATGGCTTCCGGTCCGGCCTCGCCCATCACACCTGCACCTTTCGCAAATGCAAAAAAGGTGGGGGTATCAACGACACTACCACTATAGCTGCTCAGATCGGCTGAAGAATAAACCCCACCCTTCGCGTTAAACTGAAACGACGCACCGTAGTTCTGAATGGCGGTGCCCGCACCGGCACTGCCGGTTGCGCTTCCGGCGACGCCTCCCACAATCCCCCCGAGAAGGGAGCCGAAAAGTCCACTGCCAGACGAACCGCCACCCATCGCGTTAACCACGGCCATCTGCAGCGCAACCTTTGAGATAGTCTGCAGAACGGATAACCCCCAGTCCTTCCAGCTGGCCTTGTTACCCACCAGCATTGCGGAGACGTTATCAAGCGCACTGTCCATCGTGGAGGTAATGCCCTGCGATACCGTGCCGGCAATGTTGCTGACGTTATCCATCCAGTCAGCAAGCCCCGCACTTACGCCCGCGCGCCAGTCCAGTTCGCTGGCCTTCGCCTGCTGATATTTTTTATCAAGCGCATCCAGCGCTGACTGACGCGCTGCGATTGCCTCCGCCCCCTTATCGGTTTTATCAAAGACGCGCTCAACCTCCTGCCGCTCGCGGTACTGTTCACGCTGGCGGTTCCCCATCCCAGACGTGGCTGAGGTTAAGACAGCTTCATCCTGGTAGCGGCGCCCCGCATCCTTCAGATCTTTCAGCGCATCGGCCATTTCATGCTGCTTGCGGACAGCCTCATCGGCTTTTTGCGTCCACTGCGCCAGCGCCACGGCGCCAGCCTCAATGGATTTTCGCTGTTCCTCGCTCCACTTCACGCCATTTTCATGAGAGGCAGCGTAGAGCTCAGCCGCTTTTTCTCCCTGCGTGGCGCGCACCTTCTGAACCTCTACGGCAACACTCAGATCGGCGATCTTTCGGCTGTACTGCTCAGCGGTCTGTGTCGCTTCTCGCTCTGCCTTGTTTTTGGCGTTCGTCGCGGCCGTGTCGGCCTTTTTGGCTGCTGACACTTTCTGCGTGTTATTGTACTCATCGATAAGAGCCTGCGTGTACTGTGCCGCATAAGTCGAGTTTTCGAGAGTGGTACGGCCCATTTTCTGTAAATCAAACTGAGCCTGTTTACGGACTTTCTCCACGCCCGTCAGCGCGGCAAGCTCTGCGGCCTGCTGCTTCTGCTGCAGAGTCTGTTGATCGGCGGCGGTGACAGGTGCCTGGGTGATGCGCATGGGGCTTACCGCAAGGCCGGAATTGCCCGACATTGCCCGGTTAATGCCCTCAATTGTGTCGCGGAAAAGCGCACCCTGTCCGGTCATTTTGACCAGATTGTTGTAGTACTCATTTGCCGCTGCAGCATTTTGATGAAGCAGAACGTTATGACGATCGGTAGTGGCTGAAAGCAGCTGCGTTACCTCTGCCAGTCGACTTTCATCGCTGGCCAGCTTCTGATTTATATCGACAAGAGCTTGCTGAGCACTGTTATAGGACCAGCTTCCCTCCGCGCTGTTCTTCATCGCCTGCTGCGCGTTGTACTGCTGCTGCGTCAGTTCTGCTATCTCGCTATTGAGACGCGAAACTTCCTCAGCCTGAGCACGCATGGACACGGCAGCTTTGTTGATTTCGTTACTATTATCGCCCGACGGTAGTGCTAAACCGCTGGCAGGAGCCGCTTCTGCTACTTCCTTTCCATATGCGAGCGCAGCCTTGCGTGCCTGCTCGTTTTTCTCATAGACATAAAGCCAGGCAGCACCAACGGCCAGCACGGCCCCCGGGATTCCGCCTACCAGAGAAAGCAGCCCGCTGCCAGCTGATTTAATTAGGCCAAGCGCAGACGTTGCACGGTTCAAAGACTCCTGAGACGCGGTGACGGCACGGTTGGAAAGAACAAGCGAAGCGTTAGCCGCTATCATGGCGCTTCGTTTCTGGGTCAGGTTCTGCGTGGCAAGCGCTGACGCATTAGTGTTTTTTGCAACGTTTGCCTCAGCCACTGCCAGCCTGTAATCAGACCGCGCGGCCTCCGCGCTGGCAAGAGCTTTTCGCTGGGCCTGAACAGCCGCATAAGTCTGTGCGTCAGCGAGGGCGATCTGATTTTTTTTGTTTTCAATCAGTGCGCCTGTAGCCGTCAGTGCGCCAGAGGTAATGCCACCCAAATAACGGGTAACGCCTGCGGCGGCCAGAATTCCTGCGACCGTGGCCACGTTATTGATGTTGGCAGCCAGACCATCAAGCGTTCCGGCAAGCGCAGCAGATGCACCTGTTGCCTCATTCGCACCACCTACCCACGCCATAAAAGCATTTTCTACTTTCTGCGCCGATCCACTGATACTGGCCGGGAGGGTGTCAAATTCTTTACGAAGCTGCGAAACATTGGTCAGAAGCGGTACGATCTTATCGGTGGTCAGCTCACCATTATTCGCCATATTACGCAGACCGCCGATAGTGGTGTTAAGACCATCGGCCAGAAATTTGGCGAGACGTCCGCCACTTTCCATAATCGCGTTAAACTCCTCACCACGCAGCACGCCAGAACCGAGTGCCTGACTGAGCTGCGTAATGACAGAACTGGCTTCTTCCGTGCTGGCGCCGGATAACTTGAGGGAGGTCGCCACGGTTTCGGTGACGTTCGCCACGTCTGCAGATGCATAACCAGCGTCACGCAGCGACTGAGCGATTCGGCTGTAGAGGTTAGCATTCGCCTCAAACGAGGTTCCTGTCCGCTGACTGATCGTCATCAGCGACTGCTGGGCCGTGGTAAAGTCCTGTGCCGAGGCGGAAGCGAGCCGCAGGCGACCATTCAACTGGTTCCATGTATCGGCATAGTGAATAAGCTGTCCGGTAGCAAACGCTCCGGCAAACGCGCCAGCCATATCTGCTGCAGATGCCCGAACCGAAGCAAGCTGTGCATTGAGCTCACCCAAAGAACGCTGAGTTTCACGGGTGGCAGATGCAGCGCGACGTCCACCCTGCTCCATGGTTTTGTAATAATCTGAACCCATGCGGGATGCGCGGGAAATCTCTGATTGAAAAGATTGAGAATTCGCAGAGATCTTAATTATTAATTCACGCAGGGTTGCCATAATTCACCTATAAAAAAACCCGCCGTAGCGGGTTTATTTTTAAAATAATTTATTTACAGAACAACCTGAATTTTTCCAATGCAGAATGATCGTCATCGGAAGCTATTACAACGGCACCATGGTCTTTCAACTTTCCATCATCGGTATCTATATATACATAATAAGGCTTTTTACCAGTGTATGCACCGAAGGAATTTTTGGCATTAACGAGACCACAAACGTATCCGTCCACTTCACCGACTGCATGAAATGAACTATCAAATTTTGCGCTGTCTGGATCTTTTAGTGTATCCCGAACTAAGTCCTCACCAATTTTTATGAAGACTTTATCAGTGGGCTTGCAGCCCATGAGGGCTACTCCGCAAATAAAAACAAAAATTAATCGCTTCATTATTCCCCCTAATTATTAAACACACAAATGTTATCAGGGTTCGAGGTTTATACATACCCAGAAGATAGACCAGTTTTCAGTAAGCCTACCCTGCCAGCGCAGCAAAGAAACCTTCCAGCTCGGCGCTTTCTTCGTTCGGTTCCGTCGGACTCCACTGAAGAAGCAGATCGTCCAGACTCAGCTTTGCGCCCTGCGAGTTAAGTACCGCTGCGGAAATCTGAGCGGCCTGAATATCGCCGCGCCGGTCGCTGATGGGGTTCAGGCGGTCAAACTCAATCCACATGCGCAGCTCACTGGCCGTCAGGGTCTGCTTCAGCTCATGAAGCGTGCGACCCAGACGGAGCGCCAGCGTCATCAGAAAGTAAGTACCGGGCTGGCTTACGGCTTTTCCACATCGGCTGCCGTAGTGGTCAGTTCCAGTGCCTGTTTAAGAAGACGGGCATGCACCGGACCGTAGAACTGTTCAACCTGCGTTTTATCTTCTTCGTTAAAGACCTGTGAGCCGTCTTCTTCAAGAAGCACATCGATAAACAGCACCACATCAGCGCTCTTGTTACGCAGTGCGCGTTCTGCTGCCGTCAGCTCTTCAGGTTCGCCCTCTCCCTGCTTCGGGTTCAGCACCTGCTGCCATTCCAGCCACGCCTGGGCGGAAGGTTCACGCAGCTTAACGGTGACGCTTTCCCATTCCGGAACGGTAACGATTTTGGTACGAAAGCCTGCCATCGGCGCCAGCGCCAGCGAGCGTAGTGAATTCTTTGAAACGTTATTTGCCATTTGATCTTGTCCTATGATCTCGGTAATTAAAAAGCGGCCGAAGCCGCTCAGGAACCAGCCGCATAAATGCGTTTAGTTTTGCCACGAACGCGCAGGGAGTAAGTGGCGCCGACCACCGAGGACGTGGACGCAGACCAGGAACTCTGTCGAACCTCAACCAGCGCGTAGTATCCATTGCCGGAAGGAAACACAACCCGAAGGGCGCGCAGTTCGTCATTTTCATAGGCGGTCTGCAGGGCTTCCTGCGCAGCTTCGTCACCAACCCAGTTACGGGTGATGCTCATTTCAGCAGGCGCGGCAAGGCCGTTAGTCTGCTCCTGCTCGGTCGAGCACAATGTAGTGACGTCGATGTCCCCTTTTTGCCCGCCGGTGAAAGAGATTTCCTTCGTTGCGCAGGCTGCTTCCAGCCAGGTCACACCCGATGCAGGGAATCCGGCGGAATTAAAATCATCCGGCGTTACAGGCGCGGCGGATACCGCAAAGGTCATCCCCTTTGTCACTTCATATTTACTGGTCATGATATCTCCAGGTAAAAAAAAACCGCCGGAGCGGTCTGTGATGGTTAACTGATTTCAGTAGAGAACCTGGAACTCCAGCGAAGCACGGTAAAGCCGTGCTTCCGGCTCGTAACCAGGAATATTGTTGACGCTCTCAGGCTTTAGAACTTTGATGGCTTCAAATGCCTGGCTTCTGATTGCCCGGGCTTCGCTGATAGTCCGGGAATAGACGTCAACCTGCACGGATAACATTGTTTCCGCCTGCCCGCAAAGCGTGTCGCTTTCAGGGGCGGAGATGATTGAGAAAACCACCCAGGGCGGCGAAATTGAGGGCTGCCCGTCCTGGCCAAGCGGCGCGACATAGGGATAAACCTGTCCGTCAGCCAAAGGCGCAAGCAGTGGATAAAGGACATCCTCATTCATTTGCTCAGCACCTCATCAATAGCGCGGTTCATACGCTCCATCGCAACCTGTGCCGCCTGCTCCTGGCGGGTATCAAAAGCAGGCCTCACAAACGGATGCGCCGGCATATTAACCGTGCCAAGTTCGACGAAGCGCCAGTAGAAAGCATTGCGTGGGTTGTTCGCCTTCATCGTGTTGTCGCTGTTCCCGGTGCGGGGATTAACGCCACGGATATGGACGCCTGAAGAAATTTCTCCACGGCGGCGCGCCTTCTGGGTCAGGATGACCACGTTTTTCTTCATCTTTCCTGTACGTTCTGGCGCCCGCTGGATAACTTCCTCTCTCAGCACTTCCGCACCAGCACGGGTGGCATCGCGCAAGACTTTGTTATTCTCTGCGCGGCTGAGAGTCTCAAGGTCTCGAGCTATTTCATCGAGCCCGGAGAAGTCGAGGTTTATGTCGATCACTTTTCACCTCCCTGCTTACAGAGAATTTCAAGCTGAATGCAACTGGCGTCGGGGATTGGCGGCCCCACCACGCTCAGGACAACCCCTTTAAGCGCGCCGCTTAACACCCTGAGGCGGGAGGCAGCGGTAATATCCCGCCTGAATCGCACCCAGACGCGAACAGTTGCCGTAGCTGTCTCCGCGCCAGAAGAAACCAGTTCCCTGCCACTGATCCCCTTAACTTCAGCCCAGACGGTTTTACCTTCTTCCCATTTTTCAACGAGCTGACCTGATGGGTCCCGGACAGCCGTGAACGTAAGGATGGAAACCCGATTGCGTAAGCGCCCTGCCTGCATAACACCTCCTCGCTATAAAATCGTTGGCCGACGGAGATCGTAGATAAGCATCGTGACGGAGAGCGGCAACTCACCTTGCTGAAGCTTTTCTTCCTCTTCACCACCCCGATTACGATCCAGCCAGCCCAGCAGCATAAGCAGCGCCGTCTGCGTGCGTCGTAACGGTTCACCTTCAATCAGCGCGCCATCACTGTTGACAATAAGGTCACGGCTTCCCTGGACATAAGCGAGAATAGCGGCGCTGCCGGCCTGAATTTTCAGGGTCAGATCAGCATCTCCGGCATCATCATCTATGCGCAGGTGCTCTTTTGCCTGCAGGAGAGTAACCAGCTCAATCACGTTTTATCCCTCCCGTCGCGCCCGCGCTTGGTCGCAAGCGTCCAGCCTTTCGATCCCGTTTCGCCTGGCTTGTCCTGCGTCTGCTCGTCGCAGTGCCAGAGCGAGCCGCCCCACGTTACCGTGTCGCCTGGCAGGTAGTCCTGGCCGGATTTGAAAACGCCTTTATAAATCATGACCGGAACGTCAAACGATTTGGTTTCACTGCTACCGCTGGAACGGTTAACCGTCAGAGTGAAACGCCGTTGCCCGGCACGCTCAACCTCCACGCCAGCCACACCGTCAACCACACATTCCCAGCCGCGCATGCCGTGCGTTTTCTCATAGGCACGCCACAAGCCGCCGTTATGGGTTGCATAAGAGCCGCGGGGGTAGCTTTTCCCTTCATCAATGACTGGCAGAATTTCCAGCGCCAGCGCATCGCGGCCATCTTCGCCATCCCTGCCCGGTTCAGCTGTCGGCAATGCGGCCACGGCTTCGCTAACCAGCTTTTTCACATCCGGTAGAACCGGCATTGACGCTGCGACGAGTTGCTCCAGCATCGGTTGCACGTCTTCGGGCGTAAGGCTTTTGCCGTCCTGCGGTACCGGAATGCCAGCGACAGCACTGCTTACTGCCTCTTCCACTGCCTGCTTCAGTACCGCCGGATCGTAATCCTTACCGTCTTTCGGTGTTGGTAAGCCGCGGAATGCCTTGTCCACCATCTCCTGCAGCATCGGCTGCACGTCATCAGGCGTCAGGCTTTTTCCGTCCTGCGGAGCCGGAATTGCGGCAACCGCATCAGTGACCATGGAGGCGATATCAGGCAGTTGAAGAACCTCAGGCGCGGGCAGAGCTGCCACAGCCTCTTCCACCATGGCGGCAAAGTCGGGTGCCGGGACGCTTTTTATTTCTCCCAGTTGCCTGGAAAGCAGGCTCAGCTTTTCATCGTATTCCTGACGCTGCTGATCAAGGCTTTTACGAAACCCTTCACGCATTTCAGCGAGAGCGTGACTGAACTCTTCACCAAGCACCTTTATTAGCGTTAATTCGCGTTCATTCATTTGGTAAGCAATCCTCTGAGCATGGCTTTGGCCGCTGATTGCTCAGCGGCAGACAGAGCCTTTCCTTCCTCACTGGGGGGTTGCGATGGTGCAGAAGAACTGCTTTTGCCGAATGGATCATCCGAGGCATCGCGGCGGGCCAGCGCGCCAAGGCTGAAGTTCTGCTGCTGAAGGTAAAGCTCATCACCACCAGTAACAGGCGGCAGGTTTTCACTGCGTCGCGCCTCATTAGGCGTAAGGATGGTATTTTTAACGCCTTCGCCCAGCGTTTTTATGCGGCGTTCGCTGTCCATACGCAGCAGCGCACTCACATCAAACTCGGTGCCGGTATCACCTTCCAGCTCAAACGCTTCATCCAGCAGCAGCTCAATCGACTCGATAAGCGTCTGCAGGCACTGCGAGTAATACTGCTGCTCCAGCGCCTCGATATTGTCGTAGGAGGGAAGCTCGCCTATTCCGGCTTTGTAAGCCGGGACATGGAAAACCGAACAGCTGATTTTCGCGGTCATCTGAAGCTGTTCAACCATCTGAGCATCAGCTGCCGTCATAGCCGTTGGGTTGTATTTGGCGCCATTACTCAGGAGGGCTGTTTTCCCTGCGTTTTCACCCGTATATCCCGTATCCCAGTTGTTTTTCAAGATGCGGGCATTTTCCTCGCTGATGCTACCCGGCACTTCAATAACCCCGCTGGGCTTGCCGCCGTTGCGGAAAAAAAAGGCCGCATTTTCCTGAATATGGTGCCCCTGCATCGCTGCCAGGCCAGCAGCATAAATCGGTGAAAGACCGATAAGCGGATGAAAGAGGCAGTTAAACCGGTCGTGGATAATCTCTCGTGCCGGGACTGTCACCTCGGATTCAATACCGGCCATATTATCCGGGTTAATCTGGTAAAAAACGGAACCGTCATCTGCCACCAGCGGAGTGACCTTGTTCCAGTCCAGAATGCGCAGCTCCGTGATTTCCTCGCGGGTATTACGGATCTTCAGGACAACTGTATTCCCGTAGCAAAGCTTGGAGTTAAGCCAGCATTCGAAAAACTGCATCCGGTTTTGGAACGCATTCGGGCGCCTGTAAATTGCGGCAACCTTGCCATTATTGTTTTCTTTCCAGATGCCGTTTGAATCGCGCCGCATCAGCCGCACAGGCATCTTTGCAATATCACTCGCAATCAGCGATATGCAGGCAAACACGGCGTGGAAGGAAAGGACGGTTTTCTCGTTTATTTCCAGGTTACGCTGCCATGCGCCGGCAAAGGGCTCACGGACAAAACTTAGCAGTGAGGTCCAGAGGCCACGGCCTGCGGGTTGCTGCAGCGCCTTTTCTTTTCTCCGGAAAGGATTCCACATCAGCCATTCCCCGCATTATTTTTCTTTTTCCCGCCACCAGCACGCTTTGCGCCGGTGTACTCAGCCTTGCCCAGCAGCACCAGCACCCTCGCGCACTGGTCATCCACGGTTTTTTCATCGCCGGGCTTAGAGTCGTGAGTGCGCTGGAGATATCGGATTTTTGCCATGCAAAATGGCGGGGGTTCCCCCGCCCTCCTGATTTGGTTAGCTGGTCTGGGTGGTGCCGTAGTTCACGCCGGAAATCACGGCGACGGCAGCGGTACGGCGGCGCTTCCAGTTAATCCAGCGTTCGGCGCGGATAGCCACGCTGTTGGTCTGGAACATGGAAACCATCTCGGTGCCCGTACCATTCACGCTGTCGCCGGTTGGTTCGCTCTGCATTTCGAGCGAGGCTTCGCGGGACATATCCACGGCAACGCCGCCGTCGTCAGCCAGGTAGATATCCGGCGCGTTTACCAGCACCAGCTGGCTGCCGACATACTGGGAGACGATAACCGGCAGGCCCTGGAAGGTACCGCCCAGCAGCGTCATTTCCGGATACTCTTTCTGACCCAGCGCATTTTTACGCATGGACAACGCCAGCGCGGTCGTGCTGGACATCAGCCAGACAGCACCGTTCGGCTGCAGGTTAGCAGCGACAAACACGCCAAAAGCCGCTGCTGCGTCGTCGTCCGGGTTACCGGTGGACGGGATAGCGGCAATGCCGTTGGTAACGGAAGCCGGCGAAACGTTGGGAACTTCAGACTTGGACGGGTTGATAAAGTCGGTATCGAGACGGGCAATAACCGCTTCGGCCAGGGCATTGCGCACCAGCGCATCGGCTGCCGGGTTGGAGAAGCGGATAAGCTCGTCAGTCAGCACCGCGATTGCGGCCACTTTCGCGAAGCTGAAGGTGATCGACTCGAAGTCAAACTTGGTCAGCGGCTTCGCCTTGCCCTGCCCTACCCAGTTCGCTGACCCGCCGGAGGTCTGTGCCGGGATGCGGATGTTAAACGGCACCTCGCGCAGCGCCGGGATGTTACCCTGCCCGAAGCGGCCAATAATGGTCTGCGGTCGCAGGAATTCCACGAAATCCTGTGCGTATTCCTGATATTCAACCAGCGCACCAGCCCATTTCGGGTCAGTGGTGGTGCCAGCGCCGACGGCCGCCTTGAGGACATGATGCAGTTTCGCATCGTCCGGATATTGCTTACGGGCAATTTCGAGCGCTTCAGAACGGCTGCCGTTCGCGGCGGCCAGCGCCTTGGCAAAGCGGGCAAAGGCGATGCCTTTTTCCAGTTTCTGCTCTACGCGGATGATGCCCGGCGCGCTGGTTGCCACCACGTTTACGTCACCACCCGCCGCTTTGCTTACCGGTTTGGCAGTCGCAGCAAGGTTACTTTCCATGTCGCGCAGACGCTTCAGGTGCGCATCTACGGATTTGATTTCGGCGGAGGTGTTGTCGTAGCTCTCCTCTTCTTCCATATCAAGCGTACGCCCGGCTTCGGCGGCTTTCGCCATGATGTCGGAGAGAGACGCCGCCAGCGCCGAACGCTTCGCTTCAAAGCTTTTGATTTGTTCTGCGATATTCATCGAACTGTTTCCTTTATTGGTATTGGTTTTGGGTGCTGTAGCGCCAGCGGACTGTGTTGCTTTAACCACCGGTTTCTCTTTGCCTGACGCGGCGAGTAACTGGCGATCGAAGGATTTCACGGTGTTAATGGAACATTCGGCGTTTGCCGGAATGGTCACTGCCGAGACTTCAAGAAGGTCCCATGACAAAAAGCGGATACCGCCTTCATCCAGGAAGGAATACTCAATCGGCCGGAAGCCGATAGAGAGACCCCGAACCAGCCCAGCCTTAATGGATGCCCAGGCCTCATCGAGGCGTGCAACAAGCTGGGACGGCATATCGGGAGTGGGTTTCACCAGTTTTGCGGTGATCTCCAGTCCGCCCTTCACCATTTTTGGTGTGCAGGTGCCGATGGGTTGTGAGCGGTCATGCTGCCAGAGGAACGGCGTGTCGCTGCGGAACTTCGCGCCCTCCGGCTCCATGATGTCCCCGTCACGGTCAGGCGAAGGCGTGGAGGCGATGCCGGTAATGACCCGCTCGTCCTCGTTCACCGCCTTGACCGTCATGAGGGTGCATGCGCGATTAAGCGTCATTTAGTTGCCTCCTGAAACGAAAAAACCCGCCGGAGCGGGTCGTTAACTGACGTAACTGTCATATGAAATGCACCTGATAATCCTGCTTTTTCGCTTCAGGGTTCAGCGCCATGAGCGAAACGCTGTTGAACAGCGCCATCAGCGGGTCAATCTTGCCCTTGCCGCTGGCCTGCTTGGTAATGAGGATGGCGTTACCTTTCGGCTCCACCCGGGCATTACCCACACACCAGGCCATCATCGGTTGCCCGCCATGGATAAGCACGCCCTCGGCAAGCTTGCGTTCGGTGGTTTTAATCGCGCCGCCAAGACGCCAGCCCTGGCTTACGCCCACCACCGCATCGGCGGGTATTTCCGCCTCAATCAGCGCATCAAGGATTTGGCCGACGCCTGACGGGTCAATGCCTATCTTGTCGAGCAGTTCAGCAATGTGGATGCGCCGAACGTATTCCGCCACCTCTTCGGTATCCTGCCCCATCCGCTTCACAATGGTCAGGTCGCCTGCCATCACGAAGTCATTGAACCTGGACTCCTCGCTTTTACGCCGCCGGATGGCTATCTCATGCGCCCAGGCATGGCACCAGCAGAGCCACTCCCGCGTCTCAGCGTCACGTCCGACTGCAGCGAAGCCCAGCAGGTCATCAAGACCGCCGCCATCAATGCCGACGGTGATCACCTCGGCGCGCCGCAGCAAATCATCAAAACTGACGCGCTGCGCCTGCTGCTCCCAGAAATCGACGCCCGCCCAGCGGTCGCTGCGCAGGTTAAGGCCAATTTCAATATTGAGATGCTTCGCCAGGAACTGCTGCAGCGTCCCGTCCGTTTTCGCCTGGTTCTTGCGGAGCTGATCCGCTATCCACTCCGCGCTGACCGAGCGGCCGATGTTCGGGTTGGTGATGTAGAAGTTTTCCGGATCGAGATAAGCCTTGCTTTCCACCATCCGTTCCGGGAACTCGTAAAGGATGCCCAGCGTTTTGGGGTCGTTTATCTTGCCATCACGGACATTACGCCAGTAATCGAGACGTTCTTTGAAAACGCCTGCCGGCGGCTCGTCGCTCTGCGTGGTGAGAAATATCACCCATCCTTCATTACGCGAGACCTGCCCGCCGAGCGCTTCCATAAACATCGCCTCTGCATTGGCGCGCTTGCCGAACAGCCAGAGCTCGTCAACCAGAATACGGCCCGACTTCTTACCTGATACGGTGTCCGTGTCTGCGGCCACCACTTTCAGCGTATTTCGCGTCACCCGGTGCGTAATCGTGCGGATATGGTCCTGGATCTGGAACATATCAGACAGCTCATCGTCGGCGCGTATCATGCCGGCGGCAGGCTTGAAGCTGTTATCGGCAACCTCTTTGGTGGGTGCCAGAATCAGATGCTCTTCGTCCTCTCGCCAGCAGAGGATCAGCGCGGTCAGCATGATGCCCGCAGCGATGGTAGACTTGGTGTTCTTTTTCGATATCAGCAGGCCGTATTCGCGGATGAGCTGGTTGCCTGTTTCGGCGTCGTATCCGCCGAAGATGGCTTTCACGAAGTCGAACACCCATTCTTCAGAGCACTCACCGAAAGTAGGCTTGCCCGGCAGGTCAGAAACCCGCAGTTCACGGAAGATACCCAGCGCCTGCTCCGCCTGGCCGGGAAAGATAGGCGGCGGAATAATGGACTCGCCGGCAACCAGGCGCGATTCCCAGTCCGTACAGGCTGTAGACCACTGCGCCATAAATTACCCCTTGTTGTTCACGACCAGCTTCGGCGGCGCCATCGCGCCAAACTTGCTGGCACCGGAAGCAGCTTTTGCCGCGGCGTTCCGCGCCTCCTTTTTTCCTGTTTCCCCTTTTTTGGGGTGAATATAGGGAAGCATGGCCTTCGCCGCGTCTTTTCTGACGTCAATTTCTTCAGTGGCGTCGTTCATGACAGCCATCAGAAACTTAAGCGGATCGTCGTAAGCATCAGCTGTGGCTGGCGCCAGTGGCACATCATTTTTTTCGGTAGTGTTTACCGTTGGGGTATAAACATTTTTCCGGCAGGCAGGTATGTCATCTGTCTCGATAACTTCCTTTTTTTTACGCTCAATAAACGCGATGACCTCCGGGTCTTTTGCAAGCTGCGACCCCTTGGACCGTGCGGATTTCTCAGAATATCCCGCCTTCACTGCCGCATCTTTTTGAGACATACCGGACATCAGCGCGACAGCGAATTTACGCTTTTGCGCTGTTAACATGTTTATACCCTCCAGAGGGGAATTTTTTCTGTGCGTGAGAGGGGGGGCGGTGTCCAGCGCGATCGATGTTTACTTCCGAACATACCCCCCCGGGGCTGGCTGTCGTCAGAGACCCACGAAGCCCGACCCCTGACAGACATCAGGCACGGCATGCTTCATGGCCTCTTCATCAGGCTGACCGGCTGCCGCTTCGCGTGCTGACTTACCTGAGTGGCATTCAGTACAGAGCGTCCAGAGGTTTCGCTCCGAGTTATCGCCGCCGAACTGTAACGCGATGCGGTGATCGAGTTCGCTTTCATGCAGGTCAACAGCGCGTGAGCACATGCAGCAGTGCCCACCGTCACGCACCCAGATTCGACGCTTAAGGCCAACGCGGGCGCTGCCGCTGATGCGCCGTTGTTCGCCGTATACAGGCTTTATACGGCGCGTATCGATAACCTTCAGCCGTGGCTTTAACGTGGTCAGCTTAGCCATGAAGTCTCCATGCGCGGCGGCGCTCGCGGCGCTGCTGTCTGTCGGGGTGCTTCTCTACAGGCAGGCCATCAGCATGGTCCACCAGCGAGCTACACGCATAAATCACCGGACCGCCGCAGGCATCACCAATCGCGTAATCAGCAGGCTTGCTCGCATCCCAGCGCGACACTACCTTCGGGATTAACTTCGTGGGTACGCTGTAGCACACAGCATGCACCAGGCGCTGCATGGTGATGTGGTCAGTCCTTTCGCGGTCAGCTGCGATAAGCTTTGTGGCTATCTCCAGCTGATACTGCGGAGGGCGACCAGTACCGAGATAGAAGCTGATGAGGGAATCCGGGAAGCGGGTCAGCCATTCAGTGACCATTGTCTGAAACCCTTCTACCGGCAGCGCGTCATCCTCCAGCACCACAACGCGACAGCTTTGCTCTGCAGCCCATTGCAGCGCGCGGTAATGATTCCAGTTCGCGCCGCAGTCGTCCTCATCCACCAGCAGATAAGCACCCAGTGATTCAGCAAGCTGCTCGGCCAGCTCTCGCCGGGCATGATGGCCGACCACCACGAATTTAATGTCGCTCATGATTGACCTTCACATAGACAATAAAAAAGGCCGCACAATGGCGACCTGATTTGAGGTGAGCATTCAGCCTGAGACGGCTTATCGTCTCTCTTCTCCCTTTCGGGTGGCGCTTAACGCTGGGCGTTCAGCTGAATGCTCAAGTACATTATGCTCTAACAAGCTCACTTATGCCGCCACCAGGCGATCTCTTTACCGATACCGTCAGTTTTGAATACGGTATGAACCAGAGGTCCGGTGACCAACCTTTCAGCGAATGACTGCGCGACAATGCCGAACGCCAGCATGTCACCCACCGCGGCGCCAGTTTGCTCTTTCTTCCAGAAGCGATAACTCTCGATGCGGTAATAAAGGCGAATGATGCCATGCGCGAACGCCATTACATCAGCACGAGTGCCACCCAGCAGACCAGCGTTAAGCATCACATCGTTGCGGTGTGCTTCAATGAATTCCTGATAGATACGCTCCGGATGATTCTGCTTTGCCCAGGCGTCAGCGTATGTCTTAGGCTCAGAACCGACATAAACCTTACCGGGCTGCATTTCTTCCCACGGCGCGCGAAGCATCTCGACATCGGTGCCATCGGTACACCAGACGAACCGATATTCAGGATGGTCTCGCAGGTGCTGCCAGATATGGAGCCAGCGCCGGAAGTAGATATTCATCTTTACGTCAGGAACGCGGCACAGCTCAACGTCTGCCGGAGCTATCGGCAACTCATCTACCAGCGCGATACGTCCGCACTCCCGAAGCGAGGCTGCCCATTTTGCCAGCATGTCAGGCGAGGCAGCCATTTTGGTGCCTCGCTGCGGATCTGGCTGACTGGTAAGCAGAGTAGTGATGACCACGTCACGCTGTCGCCGGTAGTCAACGTAACCCGTAAACCCGTTATCACGGCGCTCGTTGTGGATCTTCACGTTACGTTCCACCAGCGCTACCCGGTCCGGTTTAGATACCGAACGCTCAATGGCTTCATGTTCATCGAGGGAATGAATCAGCTTTTCAGAACCAACAACATCGGCATATGCCCATGATGTTAGCCCCGCATTATGAATGCGCAGGGCTAAATCGCTGTGCTCGTACATCCCGCGACCGTAAATCGGGTCGAACCCGCCAACCTTTTCAATAGCGCTGCGGTGGTAGTAGAGCATCACGCCGCGCTGCCCGGTGTAGGCGATGTGGTTATCATCGCGGTACAGGACGGAGAGGTCATTCAGCTTGCGCGGGCCCACCAGGTCGAGAAACTGATAAGCCAGATGCGGCTCCGGTGATTCGATGTAAGGTAGATGCCAGTTATCGGCAATAGGCCATGCGTCATCATCCCACAGGAAAAGGTGCTCGCATCCGGCATCCATTAGCGCTTCAAGACTGGCGTTCTTGGAAGCAACAATGCCGAGTGATGCTTCATGGCGAAGCAACTGCACGCCGTCCGGCACTACCGCTGCTGGTTTTGAACCATCATCGATAACAACCACCAGCGCGCCAGCGGGTAGATGTTTCATGTGCTGTTCGAGTGCTCGTTTTAAAACGTCTGCGCGCTGATGCGTCGAAATGGCAATACCGATTCTGGATGAAACGACTCTGGCGGGAGCGTATGGGACACCATCAATAGTGACCTGCATAAAACCTCCCGTCAGAATCCGCGCCGTAAGGAATTCCAGATCGTGCCGCCTGGCTGAAGATTCTTTTTCAATTGCGCAGATACAGCATCTGAAATCGCCTTTTCCATTTCAGGGGATATATTTATGGTGATCTTACTTGCGTCATTGATGAAGGCATCATTGAAAAATACCTGCCCGTCCTTAACAACAGAAAATGGCGCGCTCTCTTTAATGGATTTCTCCATCTCTTTCGCCAAGCGCGAGCGCTTGATGTATTCCACAGCATCGCGCATTTCGTCAGGGGAATAACTTCCTTCAATAGCTATCCAGCGATCCGCGAGGATGAAAACTGCTGTTTTTTCAGGTTCGGCCTTACCAAACTGCTCATAATGGCGAGCCAGCGCAGTCTCGAGTGCATCTGCAATTTTTTGTTGAATAGCGTAATCACTACCGATTTTGAAACGAGGAAGATCTTCGATTCCATCCAGCTCATCTAAAGGGCTTTTGATATAACCACCAGCAGGTTCACCGAAGCGCGTATCTACCAAGTGCTTAATAGCAAACTCTTGGCCTTCAGCAGTAAGGAACGTGAAATAGTTTTCTTTCTGATATTCCGTGGCTGTATGTCTTGTTTCTGCAAATCCCAGCTCGCGAAGTTCGGCAGTACCGGATTTAGATGGCAGATCACCAGACACAAGAGCACCACGATAAAAAAGCGCATAAAGCACATCAGTAGCAGCACCAGAGAGCGTAATGATTTTGTTACTCATTGAATGTTTCCTTTTAGGCGTAAGCCTGTCGCACGGCAAAGCCGCCGAAAGCAATCGGTTTGCCCAGGCTCACAACTGAAAGACTTTCTAAGATGTGCGCGTGCGATGCGCATAAAAAAGCCGCCAGCATATGCTAGTGGCCCTGTAGAATTTTAGAGGAATATTAAAAAAGCCCCGCATAATTAAATTGGGACTAAAAAAATTACTAGTACCTCATATTAAAACCTGAAGATTGCCGGTAGTGTTTTTCTATTAATTCTATTGCAGGGCTAATTGGAAAGCCTATTCCTATTCCACTGTTAGCATTGAGAAACAACATATCTGTAAAAAGCACAAGGGAGCGTGACATTAATTTATAGAATTGACCGATGTCAATATTTCTGGATATCTCTCGAACATTCTCAGGATAGCTATTAATTATCTGAAGTATTTCTCCTGCTGATTTTTGAAGCTCTATTGCCTCCTCTTCATAATGATATCTTCTTTTTGTTACAATACCAATAACACGGCCCGAATCAATGTCAACAATTGGTCCGCCAGAATTTCCTTTATTAACCATTCCGTCAAGATAGAACTTGTTAGCATCCAGAGGTGCAGAAATTATTGCTTCGCTAGTTAATAAATCATCTAAGCCATGCGGAAACCCTGAAAAAATAACTCGTTTGCCTCGAGAAATTTCGAAATTGCCACTTGGTTCCAGTACTACCCTGCCCTCTGGCAAAGTGGTATTTATCAAAAGAATCGCGATATCATTTTCTTCATCTACAGCCAGGATTTTTGATTTAATTTCAAACCCGTCTTCTCCAACTACAATAGGATAACTAACACACCTACCTGTTGAAAAATCTATTATATTTTTTACTACGTGAAAATTTGTAACAATAATATCATTATGCATAAAACTAAATCCGCTACCAAGTGAACCCTCGCAGCGAATCTGGAATGTAGCATTGGCAATCGTCTGATGCATGTCACTTTCCTCGTCAAGATAAGGAAAACAAACATACACCTAACGAAAAATTCTTTAAAGTTGCTCACTTCACAGCTTTATACCAAGCCTGCCACCGGTACTTATCAAGCCTCAGCTGGCGCAGGCATTCAATTGTCTCGACGTCTGCCTGCAAATCAGCGTCACTGTTGGCTCCCGCATCACTTGCCTTGCATGGTGGCTGCATCAAATCCGCTGATGGAGTTGGCAGCGTCGATTGCACTCTGGCGCAGCCGGATAGACTCATCATCAAAATCACAGCGGGTACGATTTGGATCTTGAACATATCTCACCACGTCTCGCGTTATGGTTCGGTAGATAACCTTTCCCTCACTGGCAGCCTGCGCGCCTTTCTGCTCTACAGCCTGCACAGCTTTAGCTGCCCTGTCTTTCTTCTTCGCAGCCAGTGAGTTGATGTGGTCAGCGTGAGTGTTCCATCCGTTGCGGTATCTGATTTCGCCGTAACCAACAGCCAGCAGAGTCATGGATAAGAAGACGATCAGGATTGTTCGCAGGCTAAAGGTCATTTTCGCTTTCCGCCAGGCACAAGCTACGCTCCATCTCGCGCCGGTTCTGGAGGCCCTTCCACTTCAAGCCACCAGCGTAAACCCAGCGGCGCATCTCTCCGCACGCTCCGGCGTGATCGCCTTTGTTCAACTTGCGCAGCAACGTGGATTTTGAGAATGCATCAGAGCCGACGTTGAACACAAAGCTGTAGAGCGCGGCGCGCTGATACTCGTTTAGCGGGGCTTTGACCAGACTATCAACGGCTTTCTTGGCTGGCTGCAGGTCTTTCCACAGCAGGTTGTCACACTCGCGATCGGTGTAGGTCTTCCCTCTCACGATATCCCTGCCTGTGTGACCATCGCAGACGGTCCAAACTCCGGCGACGTCTTTATAGGCCACATACTTGCGCCCTTCGACACCATCCTGACCACCGAGGAGAAGCGAAGCGATCAGCATTGCACCACCACCAGCAGCGGCGATGAGTTTGTTACGCAGGCGGCTGCTCATAGGCATTTAATCATCTCCCACTTTGACTGCGGGGCCGTACTTCTCCAGCGCTTTGACCTGGGCGTTCGTCACCTTGCGTTTGAAGTACCAGTTAACCAGCCCTGTTATGATGATCCCGGCAATACCTGCCAGTACACCGATTGCGCTCCACTCATCCGGACTGAACTTTGTCAGGATACCGTTTACGATGGTGCCGCCAGAAGTGCCCAGGGCGACGCCGGTTACAAGTTTGCTCATATGGGTCATTCTCTCACCTCCGATAGGTTCGGGGTGCTGTGTAGTAGTTGAAGTCATGCCCACCAACTGGCGGCTAAAATGCACTCTGTAAAAGACGCCCGACGGACGCCTTTAGAAGAGTGTTATTTCGTTTTCTTTAGCAACGGCCAGAGCAACACAACCGCCCAAGCCACCAGCACGCCGTCAGCCAGGATCGACATCAACTTGCTGGTAAAGTCGATGGCAATCACCAGAAACAGCAGCAAACCAGCGGCAGCCCAACGGAGCTTAGCCATTACAGATGGTTTTCCAGACGCAGGCCGAGAGCACTGGCGATTTCTTCCAGCACCTTGCGCTCTTCCGGTTCTACTTCGCCGTCAGCCTCAGCAATCGCTACGGCCACGTCGAGAACGTCTTCCGCCTCGCGGGTGTCGTGCTTAACGTCTTCAATCTCACGCAGCGCCGCCCGGCGCCCAATTTTGAAGTTGGTGTCCAGCTGGCCGGTGATCGTTGCGCTGATTGCGTTAATTTCAGAGGTGAACGCCGCTAGCGATGGCTGGTTACGCAGCACCTGCTCGATCTTCGACTTCTCTGACGCTTCGCATTCGCCGTCGGCGTATGCCACCAGGTAAGCAGCGTTTACCACCGCCTGCGCCAGATCGCGCTTTTCGAACTTTTTGATGTCGCTTACTGCCTTACGTGCTTTTTTGCCGAAACCGAACATAGTGACTTTCCTTTTAGGGGGTGAGCCAGCGCTCAGGATGGTCAGCCCACAGAGACGGTCACACCGACCATCACTCTGGCTCACCTCTGAAAGGCTCTGTGGTTGAAGTGCGCCGAGCGTGGCGCGTGAAATAAAAAAGGCCCGCACGAAGCGAGCCTGTGAAGTTATGAAATACTATTACGCGGCGTGCAGTTCGAGGGTTTTACCCAGCGCCGCCAGCGCTTTCTGGATGGTGTCGATCTTTGTTGAGTGATGAAGGTCAAACAGACGCGTCACTTCCTGCTTCTTAATACCCATGCGCGCCGCCAGCTCAACCTGGGTTAAGCCGGAAGCCAGAAAGGTATTAAGCAGTATCACCTTCGCCGCCACACTGGAAGGTACCTCAACAAAATCACCAGTCACAGCCGACGGATCAGGCACAGCCCTGCCATCCTCGAAATAAAAGTCGAAAGATGTCACAAGCGCATCAAGCGCCATTGCCAGCGCCTCTTCGCGGCTGTCCCCCTGCGTTAATGCTTCGGGGATATCAGGAAAAGATACAAAGTAGCCGCCGGAATCCGGCTCAAGTTTTATGGGATATCTCATATCGTCTTGATGAAGCTTTGCGAGTAACCAGCCCCTAAGGGCTGGTTTGTTATTTAAGGCCTAACTGCTTAAGTATTGCCTTTTTCAGTGATTCTTTAATCTCATCGCTCGGGTGTCTCGGCATTACGCTTCGCTTCCCGTTGTGTTTCAGTTTCAGGTGGTTGGTACCGTTTGAAACTTCAACTCCCTGAGATTCAAGCCACCGCCTGAACTCGCTTTGCTTCACCACTCCTCCATTCTATTGAACATGAGATCATAGTAAACATTCATGCTTACTAAGTCAACGTTTTTGTTTACCTGTGGAGGAGGAAAAATAAAAAAGCCCCGCAGGAATGCGAGGCTTAGTAGATGCCGCCCTATACATTTTTGGCAGCATATCAAATTCGTTAGAAATATGGCTTATTTAATCCAGTTTTGCAAGACTTTGTGCAAAATTAGCTGCTTTTTGTTGTGAACGTGATCTCGTAACCTGCAATAGTGCATCGCTGTCCATGCCTTTGAAAATGCCCTTCATCTGTTCCCAGCGTGCAGTAAAAGTCTCTGACCAATTCTTAGGCGTAACACCAATCAACTCCGCAAGCTGCTTGTACTCATAGGTATCTCGCCCGGCAAGCTCTGCTTTCACGTCCTGCGCTGCCAGCCATATCAACGTCTTCAGGCGTTCCATCGTCTTGCCGGCCATCTTTTTCGCAGCGAGCTGCGCTCTGAATTCGGACCATGCCCACTGCGTTATCAACACCTGATACTCAAATCGAATATTCTCGCTGTAGTTCCAGAGTAGCCAGGCTTTTTGATGTTCTGCCAGCGACAGGACTGCGCGCCGCCATGTTGCGGTACCGAATTCTACCGGGCTCACCAGTGCGATGGATGAGCCTTTTGCGCGAGACTGGCTACCATTCATCGGCGGGCCGTCTGGCTTAACCATGCGTCCGGTTGTAGCGTCGGAAATTTTCTTGCGGCCACGGCTTAGCGAAGTTGATGAAAAAATAGCGTTTTCTGCAAATGCGACGAGTTGTCCTTTCGTTGCGCCGCTGAGGTCAGCAGTGGCTGTCTTTAATTCTTCTCTAACGAACTGTAAAAATTGAGCCGTCATGCTGTCTCTCCCGCTTGAGTGATTCTCTTAATTGTCGCGCCGCGGCGTTCACTGCTTCCGAGCAGCTGCTGCGCTGTTATAACTTCGCGTTTCCTGAGATTTTCAAAGCTAAACCCTGTACGAATCAGGCTTTCGCGCTCGTACTTCTCTATCTCATGCCTTGTCACGCCACGACCTCCATTTCAGTGATTATGAGCTCCAGTTTTCCACCCTTAAAAACAGGCATTCTTTGCACGCTGTAGTAATCAACCTGTTGGTCATCAAGCCAGAATCCTGATTTTGTCAGAGCATCGAACGCAGCCTTTTGCAGGTTGTCCAGGTCCCGGCGGCGGCGATCCGGCATGTGGCATTCGATGCGAATTTTCACTGGTGCAGCCAGGCCAATATCCAGCATTGAGTCTCTGATAATTCTGGCGACGCTGTCGCGGTACGCCTGCCCTTCTGCGCTGATGTGAGTGCGCCCCCGATTGTACCGGTAATAACGGTTGTTGCTGGGAGGCCACGGTAATGAGATGCGGTATTGGTTCATGCTTTCACGAGCCCCTCTTTCAGCCAGATGACCTGCGTTCGCGCCATACCTTCCATTGCGCACTGTTTCGCGTAATCGGCATCAACCAGGCGCGTGCGGCGATCGATTTCGTCGTGGCAGGCAGTACAGGCGATGGTCGAGATGAGATCAGGCGGTTTAATACCCGTTCCACAAAGTCCGGCCAAACGGATATGAGCCAGAACCGACGTTTCAGAATTGCCGTTGCAGATGCCCGGGATTCGAACCTGGCATTCGCGACCGCGGGCAGCTTTACGCAAATCAGCCATGACTCCTCCTTGCCGCCAGTCGCAGCCATTTCTGATCGACGAGACGGGCGGTGTAGCCCTTGAGGGTTGGGATTTCGGAAGGCGCCGGAGCAGCCTTGCGGCGGCGCGCGGGCATACGGAAGATTGCGCGCTCAATGACTTTAGCGAGAGGGCTATACATCACGCCTCCTGCTTATCGCGCAACTGTTGGAATTCGCAGCCGACAGGGATAGTGAGGGCAAGCCCAAACTGAGCGCACCAGCCTTCCACCTGACACAGGAAATGATGCATTTCACCAGTGTCGAGGCATGAGGTATGGCGGGGCTCCCATGTGGTTTCTTTGGTGCCGGTGATGAAGTCGGTGTAGGTGACTTCCTCGCAGCCGAGGTAGGTCTTTTTGAGGTTACGCTTCACCCATTCCGACGTTGCGTCGGCGCGACCTGACTTGATGAGGTACTCGCTTATCTCGCTGAACCACATATGCGCCAGCGCGTTCTGGCTGAGGGTGCGCTTTTCCCTCCACGGTTTAACAACGAGGAGATAGGATGCGCCGGACTCAAGCAGAGGTAAAAGCTGGTGGCCGATAGCGGTAAAATTGGTTTTGTGAAGGCGCACGCCTTCGGCTGGGAATGTCATACGCCACCTCCACAGAGGTCAGACGCATAAAACAAAATTCCGCTGGCACCGGGGGGTGTCAGGGAAGAGAGAGGTTTTGCGTTTTCATGTGCCATAAATGATTTCTCACCTATGACACGCAATTACTAATGTTCTGGCTGTTCCGGCCGGGCGGGGTTGTTCAGGCCCCTAGCAGTTGTTCAGGCTGCTAGTACATTATGGCCTGTTGATAATCGAAAATCAAATTCTATCCATTTGGTGATTTTATTTACTTAAGGTTCCAAAGAGAATTCAATATAATTATTAACGGCTTTAGCAATATCAATATGCTCTGCATCAGGATCATATTGATAAACTATTCGAAGACCGTCAGCAGATTCTAGTCTAGTACATCTTATGACATGGATACCTAACGTCAACAAGTATTTTTCTAAATTAAGGAGATCTATGCTTTTAAGATATTTTTCGGGCACCTTAACATGGGAAGACAAATGCAAGGCTCCTTGCCTTAATAAACCGGAGCTTGCAGAGTTCTTTTTAGTAACAGTATTTATAGAGCCAGCCATCAATTGCTTCAGTTCTTTTATCTCCGCAGCCAAATACTCGACTCCAGACACTTCTTCCTCATCTATCTTCGCAACTTTGAATGTGCCAAAATGTTTTAGAAACGTAGTAAACTCCTTATCATTCAAAGAACGCTTATATGTCTCTATGATTTTAATTTTAAGCTTTTCTTTAAATTCATTTATTAACTGATACCTTAAGTCTGATGGATATTCTAAATGCTCAATAGCTGCTATATCAAAACTATAGGGAGTTTTATCATCTTTAACGATTATTGTTGGCTTATCGAATGCAAGTCTCATACCCAATTCAAGCATAACATTTGCATTTCGACTGCTTATGTCACATATAACCATTGGGTTTGAATAGATATTTTGCACAATTCTTTTATGAATAATACCTACATCATCATCGAAACTCACTAAGTTGGGAGTAAAGCCCGCAACTGAGGCAGCTTCACATAATATGCTATAGACATCTGCCCAATGTTTATCTGGATAGCCATCTGTTTTAGCTATAGGCATTATAATACCACACACAGGAAGTTCCTTTTCATCCTCCGGTTTTTCTGTGGCGGAATCGTTATTTTGCTCAGATTTTTTCATTGAATTTACCTTGGCACAAAGTAGTATTATCCGTCTGGAATTGAGAAAAGCCTCGCAAACGAGGCTTTTGATTTGGTGTGGGTTAGGAGGCTACTCCCGGCGACTGTTAGAAACTTCCGGCTGAAAATGGACTTAAGGTTTATCGGTTACTGATGATGTTCCCACAGCGCCGCACCGCACACAGCAAAGATGAACAATAAAGTTCCACAGTTTTTTTCATATGCACATCCTCAATGTTAGAAAAATTAATGATGAGACGGTTAAGCCAATCACCAATCGTAACTAAGGATGAAAACACACCTAAAACCAGTGCCCAAGTACCATTTACAGGAGCTCCGTAAGTCTCAAACGCTTTAGATTTCCTTGTTCTATTCATATCAAACATTTTTGATATATTCAAGACATACTGTTACATCCACATCAGGACGTTGGGTGGTGGATATTCAGAGGCCAAATCTCTTACGAATCTCTGCGATTTTCGCGAGCCCTTCTTTCTGACTTAGCGGCTTGTTACCAAGCTTCGGAAGCATGACGCGAGGCTCTGGAATTTCTTGACCGCGGCTGATGCGTGCGGCCATAGCTGCCAGCTCAGAAGCTGCGCGTTTAAGCAATTCCGCCTCAGTCCAGTTGTTGGCTCTCATGCCACTGTAGAGTGCTGTAACCATCCAGTAGTGCGCGGGTTTCTCCCACGGGTAGGCTTCAGGCGCATCGTAGAAGCCGCGGCGCGCGCAGTAGGCGTGAACCATGGCCACAAGCTCGTCAGCAGCAGGTAAACCTGCGAGCTTCAGTTCCCCTTCCTTGCACCAGTCTATAAACTGACCTGGTGAAGGCCAGAAAGGCGAGAGGCTGGCGCGGGCGTGCTTCATACCTGCGGCGAGTTGCTCCCTGTTTGTGATGCCGTTTTCCGCGAAAGCGGCGATCCACTGGCGCTTTGCTGCGGCCTCGTCGCGCGGGTCTTTCAGTGCGGTGCTTACCGATGCGGGGAAAAGCTGTTTCAGGTTGGCGAAGAGCATATCCACCAGCCGCTCAACTCCCTCATTGACGCCTCGCCTTTCTGGCAGAGGCCCATCACCCGCGATACGTGCCAGCGCGCTGCCATCGCGATGCTTAACTGCTGAAATCAGGTTTCTCATAAGAATTCGTTCTCCCATGCCTCGCGACTGTTCCAGTGGTATTCGGGTTGCTGAGGCGCCTGCTGTTGCCGGTTACGACCCGGCTGGCCCATCTGTGCTTTCAGTGTCGGCCATTTCTCGCGGAGCTTGGCAGGGCTGAGGATATTGGTCTGCCAGAAGTGATCAGCATTGGCCCACTCAAACACTTCGCAGATTTCCCGGTGGCTGGCTTTCAGTGCGCCGCGCATCAGTCGAACGTCATTAGCCCATGCAGACCAGTTAGGGTCTCGCGCTGTAGGTGTAACCAACCGGATTTTGCTGAACATCCACTGAGCAGCTTTTAAGTCGTCAGCAGTTCCCCACTTGTCACCCTTCGGTGTCTGGACAGCAGCCCCAGCCCTGAGCGCAGTGAGATTTTCAGAAGGTGAGTCAGAGGATTCGTCAGAATTCTCGGACGTAATGTTTTTATTATTGTTATTACCTTCTTGTTCATGTTGTGCGGTTGTTTGTGCGGCTCCATGTGCGGCCTCATGTGCGGGTATGCCCCTCAAACCCGCGCCATTACTGGCTTTGCCATGTGCGGGCATATGTGCGGCCCCATGTGCGGTTGTATGTGCGGGCAAATCGTCCATTTTTTGAGCGTATTCGGTGTAATTTTTGATAGTTATAACGCGACCTTTTTGCTTCTCCCCGTCGATAGAGATCATGCCTTCACGCACAAAAACAGCGAGCATTCGCTCCACAGCATCCCTGCTTGTTGGGTTCCCTTTTCGGTCGCATAATTGCAGCCCTAAATCAGCCGCTGTCACCACCAGTTGACCGGCTTGCAGAGACCATTCACGCCCCTTAAATCGGGCTGTGTAAGGCTGTCTGGCAGCGAGCAGAAGCAGGTTTTCCCAGAGGGTGCGAAGATATACATCTTTCGCCCACGGCTGCTTCAGGACGCTCCGGTACAACGGGATGTAGCCGTTCTTCTGGTTCTCCATCCTGTTGCTCCTGAATTGCCCCGGCTCCGGTCCGGGGAATTTGATTATTTCTGCTGTATTCACGATTCCTCCCACCCGCTGGCGCGCAGTAGATTTTGTTGCTCACGGATGATCGCTTTTACCTCTGCAAACGCCTTCTCCGGCACTATCAGGTTGTTGCCATTCACCTCTGCATTCGCCAACAATTTAGCCAGGCGGCGAGCGCGTGCTGCACTGAGTTGCGGCAATGCCGCGCTACGAGTGAGCTTCTTCTTACCGGCGGCCTTAGCCTTACTCATCTGCTCGACAGCCACGGATGAGGCCTTAGCGCCATGTTCCCGAGTCAGCGCAACGGCAGTAGTGGCAGCCACCTCGCCAGAGCGAACCATCTCGATTAAGTCATCGCCGCATGAGAGCAACTGGATGTGATGATCCACATCAGCAACAGAACGCTTCACCTTCTTCGCTATCTCAGCAATCTCCCAACCCTGATTAACCAGTCGTTGATACGCTGCGGCGCGCTCCAGCGGCGATAATGGTTTTCCTTGAGAACTGGTAACCATGAATGCGATGCGGTCTGCTTCAGTGCCGACAAAATCTTTGCATTCCAGTCGAGGAACTTCGCGACCGGCCACTGTCGCCAGCTTCGCGCCGTAGTAACGATGATGACCATCAATCACCTTCACACCCTGATCCGTAACTTCAACGGCTAAAGGAGGCACAAACTCGCCAGCAATGAACGCATCGCGGAATTCTTCTACGTGCTGCTGATCGATTTCGCGGACGTTGTAGCCTGGTTCGACATAGATTTCGCCCAGCGGCACGAGGTAGGTTTTTTTAACCGTGGTCTCGGTGCCATTCTTGTCCTTCTGCTTGTAATGCAGTGATAAAGTGCTCATAATTACTCCTGTGAATTGATCCAGTTAATTCGCAAAGAAGGCCGCTACTGTTCGCGCAGTGCGGCTTTCGCCGTTTTTCATACCGTTCATAACGCCCCCAACATGTTTGTAACCATCTCCATCACCGGCCCAGCCAGATCAGGTTCAAGCCTGAGCATTGAGAAAACCCCCTCGCTCATTTCTTTCAGCTTCTGGTGTTGCGGCGCGTCGAGGATCACGGCTTGTTTCGCCTCGGCGATTTCCTTTTCAGCTGCAGCCAGACGAGTGAATTTGCAGTCCGTTTTCACCAGGCGGCCACGATATTCGAGGGGAAGAACGGCGATGATTGCTGGCGCCAGTTGCCGGACACGCACGCGATAGTCATCACTGTCAAAACGGTTATCGAGGAAGCGGAAGAGCTTCTGACGAGCGCGGCTAACGTCAGCAGGAAAGTCGATACCTTCCCCACCGCTGTTTCGCCATTGCTCAACGATGTAAAGCGTGACGACGTCCTGACCGACAGCACCCGCCCATGCGCGAACAGCGTCGCGAATCTCGTCATGGCTCGGTTCAGGCTTATCCTGAAACCGATTTATCAGCGGAGCGGATACCAGCCTGGTATCATTCCGCAAACTGATTGATTGCATTGTTAATCTCCAAAAAGTTAATTTTGATGTTTTGAGTTCCACGTTTTAAAAGAGCAAAGTTATTTAAGCGGCGGTGTTTTTGCTGTCGCCATACATAAGCCAGTGCGCATCACACTGAAGAGCCTGTGCAAGCTCTAACAAGTAACGCGGGCGCTTGGTTTGACCGGCCTCAATAGCCTGCAGAGACTGCTGTTTCATTCCGGCTTTCTCTGCCAACTGCGCCTGAGACAAATTGAGTTCAGCACGTCGGTTTTTGAGGCGCTGCGAAATGGTATCCATGTAACCTCCTACAGTTTTATCTGTATTCTCTAACAGTTATTTCTGTTTGTCAAATACAGTTTAAACTGTGACTATCGAGGCTTATTGGAAGGGGAATCTATGAGCCTTGCAGATCGAGTTAAAGAAAAACGCCTGGCCCTTGGGCTATCGCAAACGGAAGCGGCAGAACGAGCAGGTATCAGGCAGCAGTCTTGGGCCAGCATTGAAGACGGGAAAACGCTGAAGCCAAGAAATATCGTAGGTATTGCAACCGCCCTGCGATGTGATCCAGCATGGCTAATGAATGGCGGGGCATTCATGCCTATGACGGAAGTGAATACAAGGAAAATACCGTTGATTAGCTATGTTCAAGCTGGCGCTCTCGCAACCAAAAGCCCGATTGAGGCTTTCGATGGCACCTATGAATATGTCATGACAGACATGGACTTATCACAGTTCAGCTTCGCCCTTAAGATCCGTGGGGACTCAATGGAACCTGATTTTAAGGAAGGTGACGTGGTAATCATCGACCCGGAAGTAGAACCGACACCGGGCGAGTTTGTCGTGGCTAAGAATGGTGAGCAAGAGGCAACTTTTAAGAAATACCGTCCCACATTCACAGACGCGAACGGTTGCCAGCAATTTGAACTTGTACCCCTGAATAATGATTATCCCGTCATTAACAGCTCTATTGTGCCCCTGAAAATCATAGGCACCATGGTAGAGCACCGCATTTATCGCAGAAAACGATAACCAACGCACTCCCCACCTTTCATACCGGCTTCGGCCGGTTTTTTTACGCCCAAATAAAATTAATTCTGTTTAATTACAGTTAGATATGTATTTTTCACAGTTTTTACAGTTTTGTCTGTTGACGTAAATACAGTTTTATCTGTATATTTTACTCATCGAGACAACACATCGTCTCGGTCAGTCGAACGGCGCGACAGTAAACCATGCGTCGGGAGCGCGGCGGGTTCAGGACGAACGGCAATGCTGCTCAACACCGAGATTGATTTGGGGTGTGGTGAAGCGTTCTCAAACGAGATGCAGCGCCGGCCGACGCAAAGACCCGGAAATCGGCTGAGCTATGGCGAAGGTAGCCAATACATAAACAGAGCGGCGGGAAATAAGCATGGGTAGTGCCATGGTGTTTCACCTCACCGCCAAATCATTTTCACATCTGGCATAGGTCAGATTGTTATCAGCAACAACGACACGCAATACCTGTTCAATGTTCAATGTTCGGCGGCGCGGCCTTAAGCGCGGAGAGAACCATGGCTAAAAAAGAAGATGGCGGGATGGCATTCCCTGCCCCTGCAACCGAATGGAGTGATTTCCATACGGGCATGTCGCTTCGTGACTATTTCGCAGCAAAAGCGCTGTGCGCCGTGCTTTCTAATAACTCCGATGATGCAGAGGTTCGGGTTCAAAACGGAGCTAAGCATGTCGCAGCAAAGGCTTATGAAATGGCTGATGCGATGCTGAAAATGCGGGAGGAAGAATGAACTTCACCAGCGAACATCAGACAATCTTCTACAACGGCAAAAGCTACACCGTACGTCAGCTTACAGCTGATGAATGGCAGATCACGCTTGTTGGTAAAGAACGCGAAAAAGCTGTGCTGGACCACAAGCAAATGGTTTTGGCTGGCCTAACGCATGTGGTGGAGGGCAAAGATGGTTGAGCACTTCGGTACAACTCAAATACCACGGAAAGAAGTGAAGCCCGGCACCGTGATAAAGCATGGGGGCCGAGTGATGGTTGCCTCTGCAAATGTCGCAAAGGGCCTCTATGCGTTTTCCGTGCTGGAGCAAACGCGCATTACTGCCGAGCAGGTTGAAGTCTGTCTGAACTACCGCGGCGAACCTCTTATCCATTAACAGGTTATTTATTGGGCCCGTGGGGTGCCAGTGTGAACTCAAGATGATAAATCTTTCCGTCAGGAGCTTTGAAATCCACATCGAAAGCCCTTGGTGGGTTGAAAGGGTCAGGTGCATTACGCGCTATGCACGTTGAACGCCATTTAATATGGGCATCACCAAGTAATCTCGATTCCCACCATGCACGCCATGATTGGTCATAAGGTTGATCGCTACCCTTTTCCCTCACATACCAATTATTTTTTTTCGATTGCTTACTCATTTCTGGGGTTGGGTACATCGGTGAGGACAGCAATTTATCAATAAGCATTATGGTCACCTGTTTAATAGCCGCTTCGCTAATCATAACAGGCGAAGCATGCTAATCCACTAATCTCTCTTCTATTTGTCAACTGGCGGCCATTAAGGCGCCGGGCATTCATTTTCACCTTTTTCAGGAGGACAGCATGCAAGCATACCGCATGCAGGACCGTGCCGAACATCAACGGGCAGCCGCGCATCAAGCCGAACTAGAAAAGCAGGCGTGGGTTGATAACCGCGCCGAAGAGCTTCTCAAACTCTATCCTGCTCTGTTAATAGATTTCGCAAGCACCAGCTCACTAGCGTTCGAGATTCGGAGTCATTTTTACACGACAAAAGCAGGCGAAGCATACAACGCCATGATCCACTCTCTCGCCTGGCAGCAGGCGGAGGACGACTGGGAATTGGCTTTCGGCTGGTCTGCTGATCTAGCGGTGCTTCCATGATTAGCGTCGGCGCAATGGACCGCACCAAATACATCGGCGGCAGCGATGTCGCCGGTATCCTCGGCATATCGCCATGGAAAACGCCGCTGGATGTTTACCTGGATAAGGTGCAACCACGCAAAACAGAAAACGACCCTTCTAAACAAAAAATATTTACCCGCGGGCAGCGCATGGAGCCCTACGTAATCGACCTGCTTTCAGAGGAAACAGGCCTGGTAATAGCCCGGCGCGGTCAGCGCTACCTTGACCCCGAGTTACCCTTCATAGCCGCTGAAATAGATGCTGAGGCAGAAAGTGGGGAAAACATCGAGATCAAGACGTGCAGTCCATTCAAAGCTCGCGAATGGGGTGAACAACAGACCGACGCAATACCGGTCCACTACACGGCACAGGCTATGCACGGCCTGATGGTGACAGGTAAAAAAATTTGCGTATTTGGAGTGTTGATTGGCGCAGATGACTTTCGGGTTTACCGGGTTGAACGCGACAACGAGACGATAGCCGCAATACGGGATAAGGAAATCCATTTCTGGGATCGGGTAACCACCCTGAGTCCGCCGCCAGTAACGGCAGTAAGCGATATCATGCGCATCTTCGACCGTGATGCGGGAACAGGTATTGAAGCCGACGCCAGAGCCCTTGATGCTTTGATGCAACTCAGGGACATGCAGGCCCGGCGGGAAGCGCTCAATGATGAAATTGAGTTTGCTGAGCAGAAGCTAAAGCTGTTTATGCAGGATAACTCCTACATCAGCCTGGAAGGAAAGCAGCTCGCCACTTGGCGGACGCAGCAATCCACGCGCTTCGACATCGCCGCTTTTAAGCAGACCCATCCCGATCTCTACGACGCATTCAAGAAAACCACCAAATCCCGCGTTTTCCGCATCAAATAAGGAACCTCACATGTCATCAGCAGCACTTAAATCCGCAGCGACCGGCGGCGAAGTCGCGGACGCGAAAGACAAGAAACCGGCAACCCTCACCCAGTTAATGGCCGACCCACGCACCAAAGCACAGATTGCCCTGGCCCTGCCAAAGCACATGACCGCTGACCGACTGGCCCGCATAGCCATGACCGAGCTGCGTAAAACACCGAAGCTCATGCAGTGCGACCAGATGTCCTTCCTCGGCGCGATTATGCAGTGCGCACAGCTCGGACTGGAACCGGGCGGCGCGCTTGGCCATGCCTATCTCCTTCCTTTTGACCGCCGCCAGAAACAGGGCAACCAGTGGGTAACGGTAGCCACCGAAGCACAGCTGATTATCGGCTACCGCGGCATGATTGACCTCGCCCGCCGTTCCGGGCAAATCGTCAGCCTTTCAGCGCGAGCAGTGCATGAAAACGACACGTTCAGCTACGCCTACGGGCTGGAAGAAAAGCTGGAGCATGTGCCATGCGAAGACGGCAACCCCGGCGCTCTCACCCACGTTTACGCCGTGGCTCGCCTGAAAGATGGCGGCGTCCAGTTCGAAGTAATGAGCAAGGCCGCAGTCGATAAAGTGCGGGCGCTGAGCAAATCCAGCGACAAAGGCCCGTGGGTGGATCATTACGAAGAGATGGCGAAGAAGACCGCCATTCGCCGTCTGTTCAAGTATCTGCCGGTAAGCATTGAGCTACAGCGTGCAGTGAACATTGACGAAAAAGCAGAGGCCGATATCCCGCAGGACAACGCATCGGTCATCACTGGGGAGTATTCGGTTGTCGACGACTACCAGACTGAAGCGGTCCCTGATCCTGTGGATGGTGCCGAACAATGACAGGAACTGACTGGACATCCGAAGAGTTGGCGCTGTTATGGCGCCACCACAACGAACAGGTAGCCGAACTCACCGGGCGAAGCATCGAAGAAGTCGGTGATAAGCGGTTGCAGTTGAACATAGAGCGCAATGGATGGGATCGTAATGACCCTGAAACGCTTATGGTTGAGAGGGCGTATGAGTAAAGTTGGCGATTATTTCTTTGAGTTCCCGGCATCAAGAGGTTTGCAAGGTAGCACGGTAACTCTAATGATGACGGTCCCTGCCCGCACGCTGGCCCGCGTTCTGGCATCTGACAACGTGGGAAGCACGCTCGAACGCTCTCAGCGTGAAATAAACCCGGCGCGCGTGAAGAAATTTTACGAGTACCTTGTCAGCGCGCATGAAAAGAAAGAGCCCTTCATCATCCCGCCACTGGTCGGTAATTGTAATTCAGAGATTGAATTTCAGGAATTCGGGAATACCAATGTCGGCGTGGCAAGATTTCCGATGGATGCTGAAATTAAGCTTTTTGACGGCCAACATCGCGCCGCGGGCATCGCGGAGTTCTGCCGGACGTATGGCGAGCCGATTAGCATCCCTCTGATGCTGACGCATAAGTTACCGCTTAAGGCGCGCCAGCAATTCTTCTCCGATATCAACAACAACGTATCGAAGCCGTCGGTAGCTATAAACATGGCATACGATGGACGTAATGCTGTCGCTCAGGGCATGGTGTCGTTCCTCTCTCAGCACGACACCTTCTCGGAAATTACTGACTTCGAACACAACGTTGTGCCTGCGAAGAGTAAGCAATGGGTGAGCTTCAAGGCTCTGAGTGATGCTACAGCCAAGTTTGCCAGCTCTGGCGGCAAGCCACTGGAACTGGATGATATCGAGTCAATATGGGAGGCATGGCTCTGTCTGACCCAGATTGAAGCAATCCGATACGGCACCAGCCAAGCAGATTACAAACGCGACTATATCCAGTTCCATGCAGTGATGATCAACGCGTTCGGCTATGCAATTCAGCGCCTGATTACCGAACACTCTGTTCGCGATGTTATTCAGATGGTTGAGGAGCTAGCTGTAAATGCCGGTTCGGCAGCACTGGAAGATTTTTTCCTGATTCCAGGCTGGGGTGGCATCTGCGCTAATACCGAAAAGGAGCGACCAACGATTATTGCTTCCGTACCGGCGCAGAAAGCCGCAGCTGAACGCCTGATAAATGTAATCAAGGCGAAGAAGATTCCGGAGGCGGCGTGACAGCAAAATACTCTCTCATCTACGCCGACCCGCCCTGGTCATACGGCAACACCATCAGCAACGGCGCTGCTGCCGACCACTACTCTACTATGCGCCTCATAGACCTTAAGCGGCTCCCTGTATGGGAGCTTGTCGCAGAGAATGCGGTGCTGGCTATGTGGTACACCGGCACCCACAACCAGGAGGCGATCGAACTGGCCGAGGCCTGGGGCTTTACTGTACGCACAATGAAGGGCTTTACCTGGGTGAAGCTAAATCAGAATGCCGAGCTGCGCATCAACAAGGCGCTGGCCGAGGGTGAGGTCAGCGACTTTTACGACTTCCTCGATCTGCTGAATGCCGAGACGCGCATGAATGGAGGCAACCACACGCGGGCCAACACCGAAGACCTGCTTATTGCCACCTGCGGCACAGGGCTTGAACGCAAGCACGCAGGAATTAAGCAGGTGGTATACAGCCCTCTCGGCGCGCACAGTGAGAAGCCATGGGAAGTGCGTCACCGACTGGAACTGCTTTACGGTGATGTGCCGCGCATTGAGTTATTTAGCCGAAGCGCTGCGCCAGGCTGGCATCACTGGGGAAATCAGTGCACCACCGCCGCGGTAGAACTGCTGCCAGGCTGCGTCATCGAAGTTGTGAAAACGGTGGCCGCATGACGCCAGAAACAGACAACGCCATCCGCGCCGCCTGCCGCCGCTGCACCGAGGAAATACAGCAAGCCATGCGCAAGAAGCCAAAGCCTAACTGGAACGAAACGGTGCCTCCCATCATCAACAAACATCACAAGAAAATTGAAGCCCTGGGAGTTAGCCTCCTGGAGTTCGTCGTATACACAGGTCGGCTTAATCGCCGCTTCGGAGTTGAATCGTGAAGGTAGAAAAAAGCGATGTTCTGGCGTTTATCATTTCAGACGTTGAACGCCTCGACCCTGTCAGGGTGATGATTGAAAACTATGAGCCTGGTAAGGGTTGCATCACCATCACCTGCTTCGGTAAGGCGTGGACCGGAGCCTGGTTTGCTATGGACGGTGACACTGTGCAAGAGTTCATAAAGCGCGTCAGTAATGATTACCTTATCGGCTATTTCGACCCGCAACTGCAAAGCACAGTGGATAATGACAATGACGCCAACCTTGCTTTCGTTAAGGGTGAGATTATCCGGCTGCGTCGTGAGCAGGAAATTGACGGCAATGAGGCCAGATCAATGTGGGATGAGGCTGTAGATGCTGATGATGTGAAGGCGAGCTGCTGCAATTATCTCGTCGGCAATAAGCTGCTTAACCTGCTAGGCGATGATCCATGGTACGCAAAATGGCCGTCAGTGCCGAACCATCATTATCAATACCTCGAACGCATCATTGATGCAGTGCGCGGTGGGCTCGAAGAACTGGAGCGCGCCGCAGAAGGCACTAATCACCCGGGAGCTTAAGGCTCCTTTTTTATTGCTGGCGTTCACCTTCAACCGAACTAATCGACAGTTCCGGGAGCATTGACCATGGACATCATCGATACCGCAGCAGAGATTGAAGAGCTTCAGCGCAACGCTGCCCTTTCCGCTTACCGCATCGACCGCAGCGCATTTTCAGCTGAGCATTGCGCTGAATGCGGAGAAGACATCCCGGAACCGCGGCGCGCTGCCGTTCCCGGCGGCCAAACTCATCGTGTCAAAAGTTCGGAATTCAGCATCCGTTAAACCAACTCCGTGCCGCGATGATCGTCTTCCTAATGATGCAGGAGTCAAAAATTGCTCCAGCTAATTCAACGGGGTCAGATTTAGGCTGACCAGTATGTTGCACTGTAGGTGAGTTAGTACAACATTTCATGCGGAAACTAGATTATTGATCAACTAGTAGTTGATATCTTACGTATAGCACCATACTATGTATGTACGGCAACGCACCGTACATGATTTTTATAAGTACATACGCGAGCCGTACACAATTTGAATGCAGTACCTATAGGCTTATAGCCTAGAAACTCACTTAAAGCCGATGGCTTAACATAGAACAAGGGAGTAGACCGCCCTTCCCTAATCACGGGCAGTCGAGGAGAAATATATGTCAGCACTGAAGAAACAGCGCATCGATCTCAGATTAAACGACGACGACAAAAGCATGATCGAAGAAGCCGCGGCTATGACTAACCAAACGATTACTCAGTTTATGGTTAGCACTGCCTCTGAACGTGCAGCGGAAGTTATTGAGCAACATCGCCGCCTGATTCTAAATGAGGAATCATGGAACTTGGTTATGGATGCAATCAGTAACCCACCGGCACCGAACGACCGGTTGAAACGAGCAGCCAAGCGTCTACAAAATATGGAGTAGTAAGTGGACGATTTAAAGATAGAGATTTACTCAGAGGATGTACCCTATGATTTAAGCAATTTTAATTGCGGAGAAGAGTATCTTAACACTTTTCTCACAGACCATCTGAAACGCCAGCATGATGGCAAGATTCTAAGAGCGTATATGCTTGTTACCAAGGAAGATAAACCTCGCGTAATGGGTTATTATACACTCTCCGGCAGTTGTTTTGAGAAAGAAGCGTTACCAAGCAAAACGCAACAGAAGAAAGTTCCTTACCGAAACGTACCAAGTATCACGCTGGGGCGTTTAGCGATTGATATGAGCATCCAGCGTAAAGGTTGGGGAGAACTTCTTGTTACTCATGCAATGAAGGTCGTTCATAATGCTGCGCAAGCAGTCGGTATTCACGGAATGTTTGTGGAAGCATTGAACGATAAGGCTAAAAAATTCTATCTTGGATTGGGTTTCGTCCAACTTAAAGGGGAGAACGAGAATGCACTATTCTACCCTACAAAGTCCATCGAAAAGTTGTTTGAAGCGCAGGACGATTAATAAAAAGCCCCGTTTACGGGGCTTTTATGCATCTAACATTTATAGCCTTCATTAATCCTCCAAAATCACAATCAGCAATTCAATTCGCCCGGCCCCGCGCCGGGTTTCTTTTTACCTGATTTCGAATAATCAACACGTCATCGCGGCCTCGCTTATAATGCCTGGCGGCTAAGGAGTTCTCATGGCTAAGCTTCTCAACTTGCAGGAATGGGCGGCTGAGGTCTACACGACTCCCCCCTCTCTTTCTACTCTGCGTCGCTGGACGCGGGAAGGACGCATTTATCCGGCGCCGGAGCTGCACGGGAAGGAATACAAAGTTCAGCCTGACGCTATCTATGTGGACCCGCGCAAGAAGAACCTCCGCATAAAACCAAAAAACGCAAATCTGCCTACCGGCGGTACTTTACTGGAGAGACTGACTCATGGCGAAAAGGCCAGTTCGTTACGACGCTAACCTGCCCCGTAACCTGACCTATCGTAAAAGAGACAGGCTTTTCAGCTGGCGCAATCCGATGACCGGCCAAGAGATTTCCCTTGGGCGAATTGACCGCAAGGACGCCGTCGCCCAAGCCATTGAGGCCAATAATTACATCGACCAGAATTATCTGCCTTCATCCCTCCTAGATCGCATTAAGGACGTACCCACATTCACAGTGGCAGCATGGCTGGAGCGTTACGAGGTAATTTTGGCGCGGCGCGAAATGAAACCAAACACGATGAAGGTCAGGCGTAACCAAATTGCCACCATAAAGGCAGAGTTTGGAAAAATCGCCCTCTCCTCTGTCACAACAAAAGACATCGCATTATTTCTGGAATCCTACATTGCCTGCAATAAAAAGAGCATGGCGTCAGGTTTCAGATCTGTTTTGATGGATATTTTCAGGGAGGCTATTGTTGAAGGTCATATTGACAGGAATCCGGCAGAACCAACAAGAACGCCAACCCCGAAGGTTAAGCGTGAGCGAATTCTGCTGGAACACTTCAACGTAATACGCCAGGCGGCTTTATTCCATTCCGAATGGGCAGCCAATGCCTGTGATCTCGCGCTTGTTACCGGACAACGGCGAGAGGACGTTTCTCTTTTTCGGTTCTGCGATGTAAAAGAAGGACGGCTATTTGTAACGCAGGAGAAAACTGGTCATAAACTGGCTATCCCGCTTGATTTGAAACTGAACGCAGCCGGACTGGTGTTACAAGAGGTGATCGAGCGCTGCCGTGTAAATAACCCTTCTGATTTCATGCTCTATTCGCCGGTGAGACGGGGAGGAAGAAAGCCAGGACAACTCACTCCTGACGCACTCACGCAGGCATTTGCAGACACTCGCGATTCTACCAGCCTGAGATTTGGCCCCAACCCTCCTTCATTCCATGAAATAAGGAGCCTCGCTGGCAGGCTATATGAGATAGAGTATGGAGAGGAATTTGCACAGCGATTGCTCGGCCATAAGAATTTATCAATGACCAAAAAATACCTGGACGCACGCGGTGCAGAATATGTTATGGTTTAGACAGGATATGGAATGTTCGAGTGATTTTCGGGGTTTTTCGTGTTAGTGGCGAAAAAAACCTTATAAAATAAGCACATAAAAAAAGACCGAATACGATTCCTGTATTCGGTCCAGGGAAATGGCTCTTGGGAGAGAGCCGTGCGCTAAAAGTTGGCATTAATGCAGGCTCAGTCGCCTTGCCTTTTAAGAATAGATGACGACACCAGCTTTTCCAGTCTGCGACCAAACTCGCAGCAAAAAGCGGTAAGAACGTCATAAAAAAGAAAAACCGCAACGCGCCTTGCTGCGCTGTTGCGGTTTTTTTATGCGTGGCAGGAAATTAGCAGAGTTTCTGCGCGCGCTCGATAAACGGCGCCAGGCTCATCTTCTGCCCCGGATGCGCCGGATCGTCAATCTGAATGACTGAAATCGGCTGGCCGGTCACTTTCCCTTGCGCCATCTGCTTTTCAGCGATGTCGTTCAGCGGATACTGCATCAGCGTGCTGGGATTGATAGCAAACAGCGCATCGCCAGGACGGCACGCGAGCATCACCTCTTCACGGTTGAACGCCCATTTGTCTTTGCCTATCTCATAGCGGCTGACCGTAATAATCTGCGGCGCGGCGACAGCCATGCCGGAACAGGAGAGCATCAGCAGCGCAAGCAGCGATTTCTTCAT